GCCGCGACACAGAGAGTTTGACAGCTTGTTACATTAAGGTATTATTGCCGCCGCAAAACAGCTGGAAGCGTGGCCGAGTGGTTTAAGGCAACGGTCTTGAAAACCGTCGATGGGCAACTATCCTAGGGTTCGAATCCCTACGCTTCCGCCATCTTTAAAGCCCCTGAATACGGGGCTTTTTGTGTTTCTGGGGTATGCGTTTACGCCGTTTGATTCGGGAAGGTGTTCCGCATCTTTTAAGTGGCGTTCCGCAACCTGGATTGTTTATCCCATCATCGGGTGGGTTTTACAACCTCACCGACGCGGCGGTAAACCACCTCTGTTATGCGCTTGTCGGTATGACCGAGCAGCCTGCTTGCGTGGGCCAGGTCCTCGATTTCGCTGGCGGCCTTTGGGCGAATGTCCCGGAACTGGAAGCCCTTGATCTGCTCGGCCAGGGCTGGGTCCATGTCCTCAGTCGCCCTGTCTGCCGCTACCTTTCTCGCGTCATCCCACCGGAGTCGAAGCATCGACTTTGTTACGTTGCGGCCGTCCTCTGTATTGATCAGGTAAGGGCCGCGCACGCCTCGCTCCCTACGCTGCAACAGCAGCCGCTCAAGCAGCAGCGACAACTGGCTTTGTTCACCGTCAGTGGCCAGTCGTATCCGAAGCTTCTTGGCCGTCTTGCCCTGGTCGATTTGTAGGTGCCCGTCGATTACGTCTGATGCCCTAGAGGCCAGTACATCGGCAGGTCGCTGACCGGTGAGGTAGGCCAGGTCCATCGCATCCTTGAGTTCGGGGACGGCGACTGCGTACACCGCATCCCAGATTGCAGGGCCAGCATAGAAGTCCCGCGGCTTCTCCTTGTTCTTGCGAACCCCGGCCGCTGGGTTGACCTGAGAAGTCACGCCCCACTCCCTTGCCATGTTGAAGATGTGCGACAGCAGGGCGATTTCTCGATTTGCCCGCACCTTCCCAGTGCGCCTGTCGCGGTATTGAGCAAGCGTGTGCGGCGTGATCGCTTCGATGGGCGCGTCGCTGAAAGCCTTCCGGAGCTGCCGAAGCTCGGCCAGATTGTCCTTCTGCGTCCTGGGCTTCTTGGTTGGTATGACATCTCGCTCGTATCGATCGAAGAGATGGCTCATCAGGCGGGTGACCTTCGGCACGGCTTTGCTATCAAGCTTCGCCCATTCCACCTTTGCCACGTCCAGATCGCTCCCCAGTGGTATCTCCTTTCGGTTTCCCTCCTCATCCCTCCCGTTGTAGTAGTACCCAATCCAGACCTTTCCATTTTTCCGCTTGCGGCTGCGCCGGATCATGCGTGGCGGGAGATCCCTGTTTCCTGCTTTCTTCTGGCGCATCCACTACCCCACCCGCGACAAATCCAAAGTCCATGCTTCTGCCGCGACGTTCGTTGTCGTCGGCTTCACTCCTGCCATTTTCATCCGGAAGTAAATCCGGCCGATGATTGGGCGTCTCGCCCTGGTCAGCGTGTATTGCCAGCCGTTATTGGCAAGCCACGCAATTTGCTTGCTTGGGATCTGGTAGCCGGTCAGGCGGGCTACTTCCTCCTCGTCGAGGATCTCGCTTGCTTGTTCCATGGGGATGGTCTCCACGCCGCCGGTGGCGGCAGAGGTGGGGATGGGTTACGACTTGAATTCAGCTGCAGGGCAAAGTGCCCGCGCATAATCGAGCAGGTTGGCGGACCACTCGCGACCGACACCATCGTCGAAGGCGAATAACATCCCTCCCAGTCCTTTGCGGAGCGACTCGTTCTCGGCCTGCAGCTTGGCGGTGTAGTCGGCCAACTCCCGATGGTTGCTCTGCCACTCCTCCGCCATGATCTCGAAGTGCTCGTCAGGCTCCCATGGTGACGGAATCACGTTGGCCACCCATTCACCCCACGCTTCCACGCATTCGCCCTTGGCGATGCGGTCGGCTTTCAAGCGATGACCTGCGTCCCGAATCTCCTGAGCCTGTCGTTCGGCGTCTTCCTTGTTTAAGCACGGGTATATCTCGCCAGGGCCGACCGAATGCATTGCCCACAGCTCGACCCTTGGCTCTGCCAGCTTGGTGCGCAGGACCGTGACCAGGGGGCGGATTGGGTTGGCCGCTTCTAGCTCGGCCAGGATGGTTTCCAGCGTGGCGCGCTCGAGCGTGACAACCTCGACGGCTGGTGATGGCGGAGCCGTCATGGCCTCAATAATCTGTTCTATTCCGGACATGGTTCATCCTCGCCCGCGCATGTCGGCGGGCTTGAGTTGTAGGGGGAGGGGTTAGGCTTCGGTGATGGGCGCTGGGATGGCCTTGGCTTTCCACTCGGCGTCCATCTTCCAGGCTATGCAGGGCGGTTCTGTCTTGCTCTTGTAGCCGCCAAGCCAGTAGTAGCCGCTGTGCTTGGATGTTCCGCAGACGCTGCAGGTGTGCCAGCTACCGAAGCCCCGAGCAGAGAATGGCTGGTACTGGTGGTTGTTCACCGCGGGCCCCGATAGATCAGGTAGGCCATGTAGGCGAGGGCGATCATGGCATCAGCTCCTTGGGCACTTGGACGGTATCGCCGAGTTTGGTGGTGACGACGGCGCTGCAGATCGCAATCGGTGGCGTGTGGCAACCCGCGACCCATTCGTCTCCAAGCGCACTCCACAGGCCGCATTTGAAATCCAGGCATACGCGATACTTGTCGACCAGAGCACCTGCCAGCGCCCAGTCCTCCCACGGGTTGTAGCGCTTGGTGTGCTGAATGGCCTGGCCCTGGTACCGGGCGAACACGCGCCAGGGGGTGCCGTACTCAGGCGGGACCAGGATCAGATCCAGGCCTTCAGCAATCCCGACCGCCCAGCCCAGGGCCTCGCCGGCCAGGTCTGCCGTCTTCATTTCGATCAGGTCGGTCATGGCGTATCTCGCTTTTTGCTTGCGCGAAGACTGTAGATCGCGTCCAGCATCACCCCGATTTCCTCATCGCTCAGTGAATCCGGGCGGTAAACAATGGTCGTGAATTCGGACCGGTTCTTGCTCGCGCGGATATCCGCTAGGTCCTTTTCAGTGACCGGAGAGATGGTGGCGCCGTAGGCAGTACCGACCTCTCGACCGTAGGTTTTATTGAACCGTCGGTCGCGGTCACCCACGATGATCTGGGTAGCGGTCACCCGCTCGACTGCAGCGATGCTCTTGCGCAGATAGCGGTAGTTTCCGCCCTCGGTGACGACCACCTCATCTCCGGACTTGAGCGATTCTCTCCAAGCCTTCGCCTTCTCATAATTCTCAGTCAAAGCTGATACCTCTCATCATTCCAGGCCACCGGTGCGGCAGCCGGTGTAGGTTCGGGTTGTGTTTCGTGCGGGGAGAGCTGGCGCTCGTTGCCGGCCTGCAGCTGTCTGTCGGGGATGCAGCTGATCGACGACTCGTTGAGGATGTAGCAGGTGACGCCGCGGCGGGCGTCGTGCTGCACGTCGATGTAGCGCTCGTCTGCGCTGGCGCCGGTGGCCAGCAGCAGGAGGCAGAGGGCGAGGCGGGTCATCAGTAGTCCTCCCAGTTCAGTTCTTTGATGAAGTCGCCGCCCGCGCACAGCCGCTCATCCGCGATTACGTCCACCCCCTTGAGGTCTTCCAGGGCAGTCTTCGCACGCTCCATGGCGAGCTGTGCGTGACCGAGCTGGCGCCGCTTCCTGACTTTGTAGGAATGAAGTGCCTTCGCCTTGTCCGGGTATGCGAACCTGCGTCCGTGCGACTCTTTCAGAACGCGCTTGATAAGCGGGCTCTTCCGACCTTCTGCCACGCACACCCGGGCCAGACCAACAAAGCGATAGGGAGCAATCCAATAGCAGTGCTCCGACTCGCGAAGTACGACAAAGCGCTGGCAGACGATCGTTACTCCATCAGGGCTGATCTCGTCGGCGTATCGGAAATGGTCCGGCCAGGCCGGTTGCTTTTCTGCGGGCATGACTTCGTCCTTGGCCGCCATATCGCGGCAGTGAATAGAGGGGAGAGGGGTTACAGTTGGAAGGAGTACAAATGTGCTCTACAGCGCGCCGCGGTCACGCATGAACTGGAAGCCTTGGCGGATCTCGCTAAGGCGCACCTCGCCTTGAAGGTCGACGTTGCGCAGCGCTACACCTAGGAAGTCCATCACCTGCTGGTCGCTCCATCTGCACGGATCAGCAACCAGCGCGCTCGCATCCGCGCTGGCGGATATGGTGGCGTCAATTTTCTCCGGCAGGGGATGGCGTGGCCAATCGAGGAACTTGCGAGTCTCGCGCAGCAGTGCATCCCGCTCGGCCAGCTGAGCGCGCAGGTCAACCAGGTCGGTAGTCGAGTTCGGCAGCGTCTTGCGCAATGATTGGATTTCAGCGCGCAGCCGCTCAACCTCACCAGGATCGGCGTGAGTGTAGAGTGGCTTATGCTCTGGAGTCTGCTTGCTGTAGGAAAAGTGCTTATGCCCATCGTCACCGATGAACATCCACACCGCCGGCTTGCCCTGGTGCTGCTCGGCTGGCTGGGCCAACAAAGCACTAAGCTCTTCAACTGCCTTGAGGCGCTCAGGCTCCAGGGCGTCCCAGTTCTGGCGACCGGTGTAATCCTTGGTGGCGCGCTCAAGCAGCTCACGCGGCACGCTGACCATCTCGGTATTGCTGGATCGGTTTTCTGTGGGCATGGGGATACCTCGCGGGTTGGCGCCGCGGTGCTGTTTTGAGGTATTGATGTCATTCAATTCACGCAACGGAGTGAGCGATGATCATCGGCGAGAAGTTCATTTTTGAGGTTGGCGATCCTGTGATCGACCAAGGCGACTCGGAGCGGCGGGTGGGGCTGGTCATTGCGATCGAGCAGGACGAGAGCGGCGAGAAGGTATTGCTTGTTGAGGCTGAGGGGAATCCAGGGCAAACATGGCGCATCTTAGATAAGGACGCGGTCTTACCCTAAAGGGCCATTTCCACTTGTTTTTCCCGAGTCCAGATCGGGGCGCTGGTGTGCGCCTCGATACGGTCGGCGATCACGCTGGCGCGCTGGCCCGCCGATGGTGGGGTGTACATACCGAACCGGCTGATGCTTCCGCCGTTGACCGCGGCGTTGGTGCTGTCGGCTGATGCCAGGGGCAGGCTCTGGAAGATTGCCGGGTCAAGCATTCGCAGACCGTGCAGTCGGCATTGGGGGCGGCCCTGGTCATCGCAGATGGCATCCATCGCGGCGCCCATACGCTTCCACCAGGCGGCGGTGCCTGGTGATTGCCACTGCCCGGAGCTGCCCAAGGCGACCGTTCGCCAGGCTTGCGACAGGCGCTGCAGTCGTTCTATCGACTCCTGCATGTGCCAGACCGGCACGCCCGGCAGGCGGCTAGGCCACTGCTCGAGCAAGCGGTCGTTGGCGTCTTCGTCGCCGTCGATCACGTCAGGGATCAACGCCCAGTCGAAGCCTGGGTGCCGGTGCCAGTCATCCACCCAGCGGGTGTATCCCTCGACATCGACCTGGCCGCCTTTCTTCCAGACCGTGAAAGCGCCGTTGTCCAAGACGAAGGACTGACAGGTCTCGGCTACGATACCCATGTCATCCTGCCGCGGGAACGGCACCAGGGCGTGCCGACCAGCCAGCAGCCGTGCTGCATCTTGCCGTGTGCCGCCGATGGGCGTGCCGTGGTAATGGATCATCCGCTCAGCCTCACCGTTTCGATCTCGACGCCCTGGTGCACGGCCTTGATCACCTGGTCGCCACCGAAGCGTTCGGCCAACTGGTCGGCGATTTGTTCGTGCCAGCCCTGCTTGATCAGTGCAGTGGCGGTCTTGATGTGCTCAACACGGATCATCGCCAGGCTACGGATTTCCAGGCTGTAGATGATCACCTCGGCGTCGCTCGGGCAGACCGCGGTGAATGTGTGGCGATAGATGTTCATGGGCGGTCCTGACTGGAGTGGCTATTGGTTTCGAGGTAAGCGGCTATGAACTGCGTTGCCGCTTCAGCATTGATGGCGTTTCCATAGGCGCGCAGGCGCTCCACGAGAGTGGGATATCCTGCAACCAGCGGGACAGTTCCGGATTCAAGTAGCCGACTTGCTCCGTCGGCGCCGACCATAACGAGCGGGGTAGACAGTGCATCCTGGCTGCGTCTACAAGAGTCACCCCATCGTGATGCCTGCTGTCTGGATTGCTTCGTCCGGATGTCCTGTTGCGTCCGCCACGAGCGTCGGTGACCGTCGGTGTTGGCCACGAGATACAGCCGCTGTCGCCCATTGGCAGAGCCGATCCCCGCAGAGCAGATATCAACCGACCCGAAGGCGTACCCCTCTGCCTCCAGGTCAGTTTGAACAAGGTCGATCCAGAGCAGGCCAGCCTGGCTTGCAACCTGCTCACCAAAGACGACTGGAGGGCCGCGCTCTTTGATGAGGTGATGCCAGGACGGCCATAGGTGCCGCTTATCAACAAACCCAGAGCCTTTGCCTGCCGAGGAGAAAGGTTGGCACGGACAGGAACCGGTCCAAACAGGTCGATCATCTGGCCAGCCGGCGCGGCGAAGGGCGTAGGACCAAACGCCGACGCCGGCGAAGAAGTGGCATTGGGTGTAAGGCTTGAGTTCATCGGGGTGTACGTCCTCGATCGAGCGTTCATCAACATCGCCTGGAGCGATATGGCCCGCGGCAATAAGGTTGCGGAGCCACTGCGCGGCGTATGGGTCGATTTCGTTGTAATACGCGGCCATGCGGCTCCTCGCCGGGGAGGCGTTATCGTTGAATAGGGGAAGGCGCTGGTGGGTAGCGCTATCGCTTCGGATAGGTTTGCGTCAGGCCGCCGTTGACCACATGGCCGCGACGCAGCGCCAAGTTGGCCAGGGCCGCCCGGTCTTTCTGGCTATGGCTGGCCTGGCCAAGCAGGCCGAAGTAGCTGTTTGCCGTCTCGCGCAGGTTCTCTGCTGGCGCTGCACCCGTTCGCTTCAAGGCCTGGGCAACCGACTTCTTGCGGGTGGTGCGCCGCCAGGGCTTTATCACATGCCCAACGAAGTCCACGCCACGGTCAATTGGCTGCAGGATGGTCTTTGAAGGGTTGAGCCTGACGCCAAGGCTCGGCAGGAAGTCTTCGATTTGCCGCAACCAATCGTTCAGCTGTTGCGGCGACTCATGCAGCAGCACGAAATCGTCGACGTAGCGGATGTAGTGCTTCGCGCCGAGCGTGTGTTTGCAGAACTTGTCCAGGGCGTCGAGGTAGACATTGGCGAAGAACTGCGACGACAGGTTTCCGATCGGCAGGCCAAGGTAAGCCGGCTGCGCGGTGAGACGCTTGTGCTGCGGCACGCGGTTGAACAGGTGAGCCGGACTGCGCTCGACGTAGTTTTCACGCGGGTCGTGCATCAGCACCTGCAGGGCCAGCTGCCTAAACCACGGATCATCGATGCGCTGTTCCAGCTGGCGCCCGAGCACGCGCTTGTCGATCGACACGAAGAAGTTGGCCAGGTCGCACTTGAGGTAGAAGCCAGGCCGCGACCAGTTCTGCGTCTGGCTGCGGATCTTCGCTTCGAGCCGCTTACCGGCGTACAGCGTGCCGCGTCCTGGGATACAGGCGCAGCTGTCCGCTATGAAGCTGCTCTCGATGCCTGGGCCGATGCGGTTGTACAGCAGGTGGTGCACGATGCGGTCGCGGAAGTCGGCGGCCCATACCTCGCGAGCCTTTGGCCGAGTGACCACAAAGCATATGGAACGGCCTGGCCGGTATTGGCCGGTGACCAGGTCGCGGTGTAGCGCCGTCAGGTTCTGCTCCAGGTTCATTTCGAAAGCCAGCGCGCTGTTGCTGTTGCGCTTCGAGCGCCGGCAATCGTAGTAAGCCTGAACCAGTTCGCTGAACCGGTAGGGTGTCGAATCTGCGGACGGGGCGGACACGGAGCTCGTTGTTCTTGTCGTTGTTGTTCTGATTGCCATCATCGAAGTTCATGTTGAATGCGTTGTTGGCTGAGCGCTGCGACCGGTCGTGCTATCTACGTCGCCCCGGTGATCACTCATCGGGGAAACTGCGCTGGACCTACACGGACGCTTTAGACCGGCGGTATCCATGGATGCGCATGGCGGTGCTCACAGAGCAGCGGCACGACCAGATTCAATTCGCACAGGACTGAAGGCCGTGACCTTCAGGCAGCGGGCGCGGATGGGGTGGAGCGCTTCCAGGCATTGGCCTGCTTCCCGATGGAGGTGGTTACCTCCATGGTGGCGGCATGCTGGGGGACGCTGATGAAGCGGCTGTCCTTGAACAGTCGCATCAGCAGCTCAATCACCTGCACCTTCTCTACCAGGTCGATCAGGTGCGGGCGCTTGTCTCGGGCAGCATTCGCCCTGGCAATGAGCATGAGCACGTCAATGCACTCGTCGATCACCCGGCGCCCAAGCGACTGTTTCAGCTCGCGAGGTATATTGCGGGTGAGGTTGGTCGCCATCTGCAACAGGCCGCTGGCGGCTTTGTAGATGGACAGATCGGTGTGCATTGCCATGTCATGCCCCTCCTTGGGCTGCCGCCCGTGCCGGGCGGTTAAATGAATGAATTACTGAATGATCTCGCTGCGGACGGGGCGGACACGGAGCTCGCTGCCCTTGCCGTAGCAGTTCTGATCGCCATCAACGAAGTACATGAAGAACGCGCTGTAGGCTGAGCGCTGCGAAGATGACCAGTACGCAGCATCGCGGAACGCCTCGGGACCGCCTTCACGGAATGCCTCGTGTGCCGTCTGGGCTGGATCTTCTTCGGTGTACAGCAGGCCGACCGGCTCGCTGTTGGGGTTGTCGCCGCTGCGGGCGTATTGCCAGTTTTCTTCGGTGGTCGGCTTGAAGTGTCGGTATTGGAGTTCCTGAACGTCACGTGCAGGGATCGCCCAGTCGCTGTAGCCGCCAATAGCCAGGGCCAGGACCTGTTTGGCGAGCTCGCTACCAGTGGAAGCCATGGCTTCGGTGTTGGCTCGGCTGTTCGTGAAGCTGTCGGCGCCCTCAATCTTGACGCCGTACTCGCCCCAGGCGCCCACCAGCTCATGCTCAGCTCCGGCAGTGATGTGCAGGCAGCGCACACCGGTATCAGGGTCGCGGGTGATGCCGGTGACAAAGCCGCCGCCGTAGGCCTGGCCGATTGCTGGAGTTTCTGCTTTTTCAACTGCGCTCATGTGCTGCTCCTTGACGTGCAGGCAACAAAAAAGGCGCTGCTGCGCCCCTGTGTTCGAATGAATGAAGGATTAAATGAAGTATCTGCGGACGGGGCGGACACGGAGCTCGTAGTACTCGTCGCCGTAGTACTGAAGGCCATCACCGAAGTGCATGAGGAATGCGAAGTCGGCTGAGCGCTGCGAGCTGCTCCAGTAGGCGCCTTCCTTGATCAGGTTGTGCATCCAGGCTTGGTAAAGCTGTGAGGCCGCCGGAAGGTCGAAGTCGGAATGACCTTCGTTTTGGTATGCCCTGGCCGCCTCAGCAGCAGGGTGGCCGCCCTCGGAAATCAGTGCATCAGTGTTCGCCTTGCCGTCATGGCGACTGGTTGCCTTCGACTCCTGATTGCGGCCGCCCCATTCATGCTCGCCTACATCCTCATGAGCAAAGATCAGGTAGTGCGCCTGCACGTCGCCGATTGCTGGAACAAATCCGCCGTTGATGCCGCCTTGGCCGGGCCATGGCTGGCCTATCGGCGGCGCGACGATCACCGGCTGATTGCTTGCAGGCGCCAGTTGAGCCAGGGCACTTACCAGAGCGAGCTCAGCAAGCTTTGGCCGCGCCATCTTGAACTTCAGGCCGTTATGCTCCAGCTTGACCATTTCGGATTTCATAGATTTCTCCAGGGTGAAGTCCGCCCTCCATGGCTGGTGGCGGTTATTTGGTAACGTGACAGGGTTGTTATCAGGCGTTGGCGATCAGCAGCAGGCCAGTGTCGTCAGGATCGTCGCCAAGCATCAGGGCTGGCGTACGCAGCTCACGGCTGAGCCGGAATCGCTCCAGGCTCTGCTCCACATATTTTGAAATCACGATTTCGTGGCGCGGAGCACTGAGAAAGTGGCGGGCCGCTTCAGGCCCTAGCTCATGGATACGGTGGATCATCAGGGTCATGGCCTCGCCGTTTTCCTCGACTTCAGCCCATCCCATAATGTCGGCTAGGGCCTGGCGGGTACCTTTGCCAGCCTTCATGCGCAGATCCTCAATTCCTGCCCTGGCCTCTTTCTTCTTGCGCTTTTCGTCGCGCTCTTGAGGCGTCATCGCCATACGGCACCTCCTTCAATCCGCTGGGCGGGATGTGCATGTGCAGCTGTCGGCGGCGCTGCTGCGTGAGTTTTTGAATTCGCCTCATGGGTGGCACACCTCAATCGGTGTTTTCTTTGTCGAGCCGGAAGGCATGACGACCAGCAGGCGGTTGTTCCCTCGGTATACGCCCCAAGGCTGGCCAGTTGACCTGGCCATGGCCGCCGCGTACTTCACAGCAGGCACGGGCTGGGCGATTGTGGCGATCATGCGCCGACCAGGTGGTGGAGCGGGGCGAACGGGATGTCGTCGTCGAAGCTTTCGTAGTCCGGGCCGTTCGCGCCCTGCTGGTTCTGCTGCTGAGCGGCTGGCCGCTGTTGGGAGCGCTGTTGCTGCCGGGGCTGCTGTGCTGACTGGTTGCCCTGCGACTGCTGCGGCGGGCTGCCGGCAAACTTGATGATGATCACCCGGCCGGTGAGCTTCACGCCTTGGGAGCGGTCGGACTTGGTGTAAGTCTCGACATGCGCATCGTCGATGGTGAAGTGGACCTGCTGGCCCTTGAGCAGGTATGGCGCCATGGCCTCGGCCTGCTTGCCCCAGAGCGTAGCGTCGACCCACTGAGTCGGGCGCTTGCCATCCTGACCTTTGCGGCCGTATTCACAGGCGATGGCGATGTTGCATACCGGGTCGCCGGCAGTGGTGTAGCGCAGTTCAGCGTCGCGGCCAATGCGACCGATATCGGTAAGAGTTGGCATCGTGATTCCTTGAGTTATGCGGCCGCGCCGAGCACTTTGTTCATGCGCTCGTCGAGAATTTCGTAGAAGGTTTTCACCCGCTCAGTGAGCTTGCGGATCATTACTTCGTCGCGATACACGCGCTTGACGAAGAGCGGCATGCCTGGCCAGTAGCTGATGAAGTCCAGCCATTCGCGCTCGGATACCCACAGGCCGCCCTGGCACTGGGCGACATGCTCCTTGGGTACCTCGCCGGCCAGGATCACGCCCACCTGAAATTTTGGCAGCTTGGTCTTGATCTCGGTGAGACCCTGGTCGCCGACCAGCGCGTCAGGGGAGTAGCCGATTCCGTGGTTGAGGATGATGCCGACCGAGCGGGTCTTGATGCTCTCGCGGTCCTCGTAGAGCCCGCGCGCGACGCCCTCCAGCTCATGGCCTCGGATGGTGGCCTTGGTCTGGAACGGAATCTCGGCGGCCTCTTCAGTGATCCGCTCACCGATGAGCTGATCCATGTAGGTGAAGGCCGCCACGCCGAAACCGGCTTCGCCTTTACCGGAAACCAGCAGGCAGTCAAGTTCGGAGCAGGTGATGATGCCCAGCCGCAGGGCAAGCCACTCAGGGGTGCCCTGTTCGATATCAGTGATGATCTGCATCTTGGGCCTCCTGTGGCGCCGATTCATTCTGCTTGACTGATTTGCTGAGCATCCCCAGCACCTGGTCGAACGCCGCTTTCTCCACCGCTGACGGCGTTCCGTGGATGTTGGCGAATGCGGCCTTTGCCTTGTCGCTGCAGCGCTCCAGCAGCATGGCCAGTTGGGTGGCCTGGACCGAGGTAACACGCGGCGTCACCACGGCGCCGTTGCCGTCGTCGTCCTCGCCGGTGGTGGTGAAGTTGAGTAGGGCGCCGGCGGTGTAGCGCTTTCCGTAGCTCACGCTCGATGCGACGGCCTGAACACCGTTCTTGCTGCCGCTGGTGTCTGCCGGAAGGACAAGCGAGGTTGTTTCACGGTGGCCGGCCCGGTGGCTCAGCACGCCTTCTACCTCAATGCCGCGCTCGTTCCTTGGGGTGCGGAATGAGAGGGCGAAACCGTGCCGTGCGAGCACAGGCTTGATCATCTCGTTGATGTCCTCCCACAGTGCATATGTGCTCTGAATGCGCCCGCCTTTGTCCTTGATCCCGCCGCGCTCGCCGATGACGGGCAGTTCTTCCTGCATCGCGGCCAGCGCTTCGTCGAACTGCTGCTTGGCCTGCAGCGCCTGGATGTTCTGGTGCATCACCATCAAACGCTCCATCTTGTCGATGTCTGCGTTGGGGGACATGGCGACCTGCTGGATGATCTGCAGAACGGTGACCGACTCGGCGGCAATGGCCGGCGGCTGGGATTGGGTTTCGACCCTGGCTACGTTGCTCATGGCGCACCTCAGTAGGAAATGGAGACGTTCGGGATCTTGCGCTGGGCGATCAGGGTGACCGCTTGTTTGGCGCAGGCTTCTGGCATGCCGCCGGCGATGAAAGCTTCCAGCGCTGAACGGTTGATGCTGCGGCGATGGGCTTCGTCGCGCTCACGGGCTTCTTGCTGGCGAAGGATCTCGGCTGCAGCGGCATCAGCACGGCGGCGCTCGTCCTGGCGGGCCAGCTCGGCCGCTTCATCCTGACGGCGCGCGGCCTCTTGGCGCTCCTGCTCCATCCGTTGCTCGGTGGCAACGCGGTCGGCCTCGGCCTGAGCCCGGGCGCACTCGGCTTGCTCGGCCTGCAACTTGAGCTGCAGGCGCTGGCTTTCGGCTTCTCGCTCTTGTGCAGCGGCCTGGTCGATCAGCTCCTGCTCACGGCGTGCTGCGGCTTCCCGCGCTGCCTGCTGCTCCTGAGCCACGCGCCGGCGCTCCTGCTCGACCGCCACCTCCTGTGCTAACCGGATGCGGTCTTGCTCGGCGCGCTCTTCTGCTTCGCGGCGCAGGCGGGCCAGCTCGGCCTGTTCGGCTTCGTATTGCTGGCGGGCAGCCAATGCAGTGCGCAGCACCTTCAGCGAGTCTTCCTTGGCCCGGGCGGCTTCGGCTTCGAACTCTTGCCACTGCTCGCCCAAGGCGACGGTCTCAACCTTGGCGATGCGATCAGCCAGGTCTTCGGCGGTGATGCCTTCCAGGTCCTTGGCGTTGAGCTTCAGGTGGGCAATGGCGCTGTTGTGCCGATCTACCCGGGCATCCTCAGCGGCCTGCCAGTCGTTCAGCGGCTTGCGCACTTCGTCGCGAAGCTTGTCCATTTCAGTGACGAACTCGCGCAACTCGGCCTCGACGACCTTCGGCATCTCCTTGAGGCGGCGCAAGTAGTCTCGACCAGGATTCTCCACTGCTTTCTTGGACCGGCTCACTTCAGCTGCCAGACTGGCGATGCGTTCTCGCCCTTTACGGGTGGTCAGATCTGGCACTTCGCCGCATACCTGCGACCTGGTGTGCTCAAGGAAAGGTTTCAGGCCACCCAGCACGTAGATAGCCGGGGCGTTCTCTTCGCTGATGTCGTCGACGGTGATCAGTTGCTGTTGTGCGGACATTGGGACACACCTCGCGCTCCATGCGAGCGCCGTCAGTTGGAATAAGGGAGTGCCAGGTCACCCGGGTATGAGGTTGGCCCAGGCCCTGGCTGCGGTGGATGGTTGCGCGCTCTCGCCGCTTACGCTCCCGAAGGGGTACGGTTATCCCCGATGGGGCCCGCCGTGCGCCGGGTGTGAATTCAGGAAGTGAGGGTGCCGGCCAGGGCGCTTGCAAGCATCCAGGCAGTGCAGATGAAGAGGGTGGTGAAGCTGCCTCGCCAGAAGGCGAAGCGGCGGGCGCGCTGGTAGCTGGTCATGGGCATGGCCTCGGCCGCGCGATGGGGCGGCGCTTCAGCCAGTCAGCCTTGATCGGGTAGGGCAGGTCCGCGACACGCATGCCCATCGGGAACCGCAGCGTGCCGCGCACCTGGGCGGCGTTCACTTCTTCGACCTGCTCGTCGATGAGCGTCTTCACGATTGGCGTGGTCATGCAGCCTCCTTGCGCCGTTCGGCAATACGCCGGATGCGCTCGCAGTAGTGTTTGAACTCGTTGGAGTCGATGGCCAAGAGAGAGAAGTAGGCAACCACCAAGGTCTCGGCCTTGGCCTCCTCCACAGGGCCAGAGCCCGGTAAAAGCATCGTCTCCATTGCGGACTCGATGGCGCTAACTGCCAGGCTATGAGGGCTCATAGCCGCGCCTCGTCTGCCTCGTACTGCAGACCCTGATCGGCGTACTGGTCGAGCATCGACTCAGCGATCTCGTACAGCTTGCCTCGGCAGTGATCGCTCTGGCCGACAACATCCTCGACCATGCTTTTCACTGGGCCACCGGCCTGTGCCTGGAGCAGGAGGAGGGCCAAGGCGTTGAGGTCGTCCTTCTCAGCCTCCTGCAGAGCGCGAAGGTGCTCGGCCACCTTGGCCACGAACTGGTCTTGGCGGACGCCAACCGGGCCACCAAAGCGTTGCCGGATAAGCACGTCGCAGCCGCCTACCAACTCTTCGGCCTTGCTCTCGATCCAGGCCTGAGCCGCTTCCTGATGCGCCGAGTCGTCGTCCGGCTCAGCATGGTCATACCGCCATTGTGCTGCTCGAAGTGCGCCCATGGTCGCCTCCAGGTGGTGGGTTACTCGGTAGGATCGTCTGGCAGAGGGTGCCAGTGAGTGGTGATCGGCCGGGCGACTTCGCCGGGGCCGTCAGCGCAGGTTTCGATGTGCTGGCAGGATTCCTCGGCTTCGTACCAGGCGCCGCCTTCGGTATCGCTCGAATCCGCCTGCCAACAGTCCAGCTCGGCAGCGAAGCAATTCCAGTTCGGCCACTTGCGCCACACGACGACGGTTTGGCCATTGTCTGGCTTGGCGTCTTCGCACTTGATCCAACCGTTGCCACGCGACAGGAGCGCCGTTATCGCAACTGCATGGCCTGCCACGGCCTTGTGCTCGGTCAGGGCGGTAACGCTGACGACTGTGAGGGATGTGCCGCCTTTTGCAGTCCACGATCCGTCAAGGTTCTGCTTCACATCGATAGGGATGCTCATGACTTCACCCGGGCGGCGATCATTGCGTCGGCCAGTTCGTAGCACTCGGCTACCAGATGCTCGCGTTTGGCACCCGAGGTGTTCGGATCGGCGCACAATCCTTGCAGGGCCTTGGCCGCGAAGTAGTCGCGCAGGGTCATGCCGTCATGCGGCAGGTGACCCTGATATGACTCGCCACTGGGCAATGTGACCGGAAACGCCGGTCCGCTGGTGTCTTTGCTCATCGTGTGAACCTCGGTTGGCAACCGCATGAGGCAGATGCCAGCGCAGGTGACCAACCCGAGCCGTGAAGCTCGCTGGCACCTGTCTGATGCGGTCGAAGTGAAGGGAAGGGTGGGGTTAGGCAGCGAACAATTCACGCTGCTGTGGTTCTGGCAGCAAGTAGACGACGAGCTGCTCGGTCGGCCATTCGGTGACGTCGGTCCAGTCGCCGTAGAAGCGCTGGCGCTCGGCCGGGTGCAGCCACCGTCCTTGCTGCTTGTCCGGGCTGATGCAGAAGGTGAAACCCTGGTCTTTCAGGCTCATCGTTTGACCTCCAGGCGGTTGGCTCATTTGCACAGCTGCCGAAGCCCGGCGCGCATAGCTGTCTGCAAATGGATTCTCAGCGCGTTCTCGAGGAGCACGCTCCCCTCGGCCCTGTCGATGGCGTCGCAGATCTCGCGACCCTCTTTGGTGTCTGGCTTGAACTTCACTTTCACTAGTCGCATAGCTTTCTCCAGTGGATTCCCAAAGCACCCGGTCGCCCAGGTGCTTCAGTGAATCGTTCTGTATCGCCGCGACCCGCTACTGGCGTCGGTCGCTGGCTTGAATCGTTTTTGCTGGTCACTAACCGTGCCGCCGATATCCGGTAGGCACAGCTCGATTCCTCCCTACTACCGCCGGGGAAGGCGGGGCGCATTGCATGCCCGGGTCGTTCTCTCGGTTAAGGCGTTTCGCCTTCGTCAGCCGTACAGGGTTGTCCCTGTCGTGGGCAGCCTTTCGGGGCTGTCTGACGCTGGTCGCCGGTAGAGGCAATGCGGTCTGTTGGTTGTTGCGCTGGCTTGTTAAAGAGCGGTGAGGCTTGAGGGCCTCCCGAGGGGCTGTGTAGCGCCTCGATGGAATGAACAATACCGCCGGTATTTTTCGTGGTCAATACCTCCGGTCATATTTTTCTTGTACCTACAGAAAAGGCCGCGCTACTTGGGCAGTGGTAGCTGGTGACGCTCTGCTAAAATCGCCGGCAATCAGTGGCCGAATGGAGCTGCTTGCAGAGCAGCGTCGATAGGATGTGGCAGAGGATGAAAAGGATGGAGATGACTAAAACAGCCGGTATCGCATTTATTGCGCTACTGGTGTCGGCAGGCTGCCTGGCAGCCGAAAAGGAAAGCCTAAAGATTGATCGTGGCGCCATGCGCGGCTACGTAAAGCAATACGATGGGTGTAAGGCATCTTGGGTGGAGGCAACCCAAGGGATAGCTCTTTCCGGAGAGGGTTGTGAAAAGCTATCGGTAGACACGATCTTGGATGACGCCGCGGCGGCCTACCTTGATCTCAAAAAGGAAGGGCGGTATGCCAATTTTTCTGAGAAAAGCGCAATAGGCAAGGATCCTGAGCCTGGATACTCAGAGCAGGAAGCAAGCCTTGCGGCGTTAGCCATATGGAAATCCGGGTGTTCAGATTTCAAGAGCGGCATGAATGCTGGGAATTTCCTAGGATGGTTGCGACTCGGAAATGCAGAAAAGGCACATCAAGGAATCAAGAAAACCGCCGTTACGAGGCTTTACATGGATGGGTGGGATACGGCCCGAAATCTCAACGGAGTAGTAAATTGCAACGACATGGCCATTTCCAGGGTGGATGATTACGTCTCCGGCATAGATATCAGAAAGTAGATCTTGGCTTTCCCTACACAGAAAGCCCGCCCTGCTGCGGGCTTCGCATATTGGGGCAGAGCTCAAGACTCAACTCAAAGATCTCCACCGCGCCAGATCACTTTCCCTATGATTCTGTGCTCGTTCGCATCATCAGTAGTAAGCATCCGATCTGGATGGGCTTCTTTGTTTCCGTTGTCGCTGCGGATGATCCAGGCGCCCCGGGTTGACTTCACCAGACGCTTCACGATCGCCGTTTCACCGTGGGTTAGCACGAATACTTGGCCGTCTGCTGGCTCGATCTTGGACTGGTCGACCAGAAGTACGTCTCGATCGTTTATTGTCGGCCACATGCTTTCACCATCCGCATAGATCACCAGCAGCTTCTCTGGCTTTACGCGTTTGACCTTCAGCCATTCGCGCTTGAAGGCGAGGGTGGCCCTGATCTCAACGTGCGGATTTTCGACCCCAAGCCCTGCAGCTGCCTTTGCGTCGTATTGAGGGATGTAGGCGTATCGATCATCTAAGGCATCGTCTGACTCCGCCCCATTAGGCAGTGGCGTGTTTGCAGCTTCCTTGTTGGCGGAATATCGATGGGGCTCTTCCTGCACTGCATCCGCCGCCTTGCCATCTGGATACTCGAGCCGACCATATTCTGTGAACGGAAGGTCTACCCGCATTTCATCGTACTGCTTGGCGATGGTTGGGCTGAATTCTGCGATTGGAACCTGCAGCATCCTCGCGAACACCACTGCAGCCTTGAGGCTCAAGGCGGTTCTACCATTCATGAAGTGGCTAACGGCGCCCTGCGTGACGCCATCACCAAGCTCGTTTGCGATCTTTTCCTGCGTGAGGTTTAGCGCCGCGCGCTTGCCCTGGAAAATCTCTTTCAGCCGGCGGCTGTCTTCGATCTGCCAGTCAGTAAGGGGGAGCTTTCTAGAGTTCTTCGTCATTGCTGAATGGTATTACCTGCGGTATTCGCTCAACCAATATCGCCGGTATTGACGAGCAACAATACCGGCGGTCATACTGGCGGCGCAGATCCATTGTTGAGGACGTCGCCATGCGCCGTATCCCGCTTTCAGAATTCGCAAAAGAGCATGGCCATACGAAGGCAGCCCAACTGCTCGGCTGCACGCAGGGAGCCTTGAGCAAGGCTATCCGTGTTGGCCGAGATGTGTACGTAACGGTCTTGGATGATGGAACGCTGAGCGCTCAAGAGCAGCGTCCTTTCCCATCCCAAAAATCAGCTGCCTAACCAATTTCAACCGCAAGGAGCAGTACCCGCATGTATGCAGACCAATCCCACAAGCGTGATACGCCTCGGAAGGTCCGTTTCAACAAGACCCTGGACCGAATCTTGGCCAGGGCAGCAGAGCGCGCCGAGGAGCAGCACGCCACCTACCTGTACCTGATGATCGAGTGGGCAGTGGAGAACGGTGCGATCGAAGCCCTGAGCAAGGACGACAAGCAGTCTAGCGCGGCCTAGAGGCCCTATGGAGGTCACGTGGCTGAAATCGACTACGAGCACCTGAGTGATGGTGCGAAGAGACAGATCAGTGCTTTTGCCCTCAGCAAGGGCTTAAGCATCGACCAGGCGCTCGAAGCTGTTGCTATCGAGTTCCTGGCCATGGGTGGACCGAGCCGTCTCGGGAGACCAAAAGCACAGGTAGTCCAATTGGTCCCTAAGGAGGGCCTCAAGGGCGACTTATAGGCCGACGGCCTGAGCAGAGAGGGAGATATCGATGAGCAAGAGAGACATTGACCCGAGGGAGCTAGAAACGCTGCACGAAGTGCTTGTTCGAGTGCTGCCTGTGGCCGTTTTGAGCGATATGACAGCCCTGGCAATCGAATGTGCCAAGGCTGTCCGAGCAGCTTTCGATGAGGCTCTAGACGCTACTGAGCCGCAGCCTCGTCAGCCGAGCGCTTGAAGTGCTCCGTCAGCTGCTTGTGGGTAGCAATGATGCTTCGAGCTTCATGTGTAACACCCCCTGTTTTCAGCTGGCCAGCACGGATCAGCTCGATAACTACCTGAAGGGCAGCAGTTTCTGCGGTGCTGTTGAGCTTAACAACGTCAGTCATGTCCGGCCTCCTTGGACCTTTTGAGTGGAATCAAAAAGCTACCACGGATGCGCCGGACACCCAATGCATCACCGCAACACCAAATCGCAGAGACAAAAAAGCCGGGTTCGCGGCCCGGCTCTCTGCATAACAAAACTCTGTTCAGGAATCTTACCTATGCAGAACCAAAGTGTACAGGCCCTGATGCGGCACGCGCCACAAAATGCGGTCCACGATTCTGTGGCGCGCACGATGTCGTCGCGTGAAATCGCCAGTTTGACTGGCAAGCGTCACGACAACGTGAAGCGTGACGTCGTGGCCATGCTCAAAGACCTCAAGGTCGATCCCCTCAATTTTGAGGACATCTACCTGGACGGGCGGAATCGTGAGCAAGTGCAGTATCTGCTCGATCGTGAGCATACCGACTGCCTGTTAACGGGCTATAGCCCGGCCCTGCGCATGAAGGTAATCCGACGCTGGCGTGAACTTGAAGGCCAGTCCGAGGCGCGCCAGGCAGTCATGGCCAATGGCACCAAGGTGATCGGCGAGATTGCCATCATGGAGTGCTTCACGCGCCTGCTTAAGCCTGCTGCGTCGTGCCAGATGCAGATGCTCACAAAGATCGCCGAGAACAACGGCCTCGATCCGAAATTTCTGCCTGGCTATGCCGTGGATGCTCCGCCAGATGCAGTAGGGGGCAGCTCGCTGCCAACCAAAGCACTGACCGCGCTGCTCAAGGATAACGGCATCCGCATGTCACCTGCATCGTTCAACAAGGCCTTGCAGCAGGCCGGCGTGCTCAAGGTCATGCAGCGCAAGAACTCCAAGCAGGAGACGGTCACGTTCTGGGCAATCACTGACAAGGGGCTGCGCTATGGCAAGAACCTGACCAGCCCTCAATGTCCCCGCGAAACCCAGCCGCACTGGTACGTGGATCGCTTCCCTGAACTGGCCGAGATGGTCAGGAAGGGGCGCCCATGAAATACGTGACTCTTGTTGTAGAAGATACTGCCGAGCCGATTCACCTGGGCATGGCGCTGGCTGGCGGCCGCGTTACTGCGGCTGGCATAGGTGACTATTCCCTGTACTGCGACCTGATGGAGGCCGCCAAGGAGCTAGTGCTGCTGCTTGAGGGTGGCATCCCGCCAGGACACGACTCTCTCGACGCTGCAGCGCGCACTGTCCGCGAGATCATCACCAGGCTGGACGATGTCGGGGATGGGGTCCAGTCCGAGCACGAAGCCATGCGCGCGGACGCCAAGCGGTATCGTTACATGCGCGACTTCCCCTACAACAACCTCGCTAGGGCGGTAGGGATCACTGATGGCCGCCATTTCTGGCTTCAGTACGATGCTGCTGACCAAGCTGTCGATAAGGCGATGTCCGATGACGCCGAGCTTCTTGCGTGCATGGCCAAGGAGCACGACCAATGAGCATGGAGTTGATGGTCAAGGCCATGAAGACCAAGGTCGGCAATCCGCTGCGTAAGCTGGTGCTCATCAAGCTGGCCGACAACGCCAGCGACCAGGGTGAATGCTGGCCGTCATACCAGCACATCGCCGACCAGTGCGAGATCGACCGAAGCACCGTTCGCAAGCACATCAAGCACTTGGAGGCTCAAGGCCTGGTACGCATCGAGAACCGCGAAGGGCCGAAGGGCAACTCCACCAACCTGTACTACCTGACCTTGCGTAACCCTGTAGGCCAAAACAGCACCCCTGTAGGCCCAGAAAGCACAGGTGTAGGCCCACAGCCTACACCCCCTGTAGGCCCAGAAAGCACCAGAACCAGTCACTCTTTTGAACCAGTCACTGAACCAGTAGAGCAGACGGTCGCTGCCGCTCCCTCGGCGAAGAAGAAGGCCCCCAAGTTTGACCCCATGACCTGCAAGCCTGCCAACGTGAGCGAGCAGACTTGGGCCGACTGGTGCCAGCACCGCAAAGAGATCCGCAAGCCGCTGACCGCCACAACCTGCGCGAAGCAGGCTAAGACCCTGGCTGGCCACCACGCGCCCGACGCCGTGATCAATCAGTCCATCAGTAACGGCTGGACCGGCCTGTTCCCGGAGAAGGTGCTGCCGGGTGCAAAGCAGGGCCAGCACCGCAGCGGCCCCGACTTCAACGACACCAGCTGGGCTGATGACTTGGGTGACCTATGACTGCACAGCCGAAATTGCGCAGCGTTACGCAGCTCATGGCTACCGCCGGAAATCTGCCCGCCGAGGTTCATACCCAGGCCAAGCAGCTTGACTCTGGCACCACCGAAGTGGTCAACGCCCTTTTCAAGGAACTGCAAGCCATCTTCCCGGCGTGGAAGCAGGCGTGGCCGGATGACGAGGCGCTCAAGGCTGCAAAGCGCAGCTGGATCAAGTCGTTCGTCGCGGCCGGCATCAACACCCTGGAGCAGATCCGCTTCGGCATCCAGAAATGCCGAGTGCTGGGTACCGACTTTGCTCCGAGCAGCGGCAAGTTCATCAAACTGTGCCAGCCGACTCCGGAGGAGATGGGCATTCCGCCGCTTGCGCGGGCCCTTGCAGAGGCGCTGGAGAACTTCCACCCCAGCAGGGCAGGTTCCCGCACCTGGTCGCACGCAGCGGTGCGCCACGCGGCCCTGCAATGCGAGGCGCAGAACCTGGGGTCGATGGAGGCGGAGCGGGCAGAGAAGGTATTCGCACGGGCCTACGACATCACCATTCGCATGCTGGTCGCCGGCGAGCCTCTCGGCGACATCGCCACCGGCATCGGCCACGACAGCCAGAAGGGACTGGCACAGCTGGCAGACGAGTACGCCAGCCAACGCCAGGTCCGCCTTCTGGAGATCCAGCAGATCCCAACCAGCGCCGCCCAGTGCCGCGCCAGCCTGCTGGCCAAGTTGAACATCAAGCGCGCCGGGCAGCCGGCCGGGGAGGGGGTGTGAGCATGGAAGATCGCGAATTGCTGGACCTGGCCGCCAAGGCGGCTGGGATCGACCTCGTAGGCTTTTCCGATGACGGAATGGCAGAGCGTGCCGATGGCGGATGGTGGAATCCGCTCGAAGACGACGGCGATGCGCTGCGCCTGGCCATGAAACTTGGCATCTGCATCCAATTCATCCCGGAGTGCGACACGGCATGCGCCTACCAAGAGCGCTCAACCACTGGAGAACCGTTCAACGTGCATGTAGCCGGCCTGGGCGACATCGAGACGCGCCGAGTGGTCACGCAAGCCGCCGCCGAGATCGGCAAGGCCATGCGGGAGAGGCACTGATGGACACCAACAAGATGCGTGACATCAAAGTTCGCCAGGTCGATGTAGGGCGTTTCGGCAAGAAGCCATTCTCCATCGTTCAAGAGAAGCGCGTATGGGGCATGCAGCCTGTATTGCGCGATGCCGATGGGCATTACCACGGGATCGTCTCTCTGACAGGTGATGCCAAGCAGCGCCGCCAGCAGCGCAGAGAGCTTCTTCGCCAAATCAATGCAGGGGTGCAGCCATGATCATCGACAAAGCCGAAATCATCAAGGCGCTGACTGGCAAGGATCAGTCCTACAAATCGCCATTTGCAGAAGGGCTTGAGGCTGCTTCATCCGGTGTGGCATGGGTGCAGTGTCCTTACGTCGGCGCGTATCAGGATTACGAGCGTGGCGAATGGCTGCGCGGACATGGTGTTCACAGGAGGTCCGCATGAGCGAGAAGATCAGCGTCAACTCTCAGGCCAAGCTTTCCGAAGCCGTGACGATGCTCACCCGCCTGTTCCGCGAGAAGAAGTTCGTCGTGGTCAGTCTGCGCCCGGGCAAAGACCGCACCCTGGACCAGAACGCTCTGTGGTTCGCGTTCTACAAGCGCATCGCCGAGATGACCCAGATCGGCGACGCCTCGGATGCCCGCAAGTACTGCAAGCTGCACCACGGGGTGCAGATCCTGCTGAACGAAGACCAGGACTTCCAGGCGGCGTGGTACCGCGTCATGCGCCACCTGTCCTACGAGGAGAAGCTGGACATGATGGGCGACTGCAAGCTGTTCGGCCCGGACGGAATGCCGGTGACCAGTCTGTTCAACCGCGCCCAAGGCATCGCCTACACCGAGCGCGTCGTGGCGGACTTCGCTGCCCGCGGCGTGGTGTTCAGCGACCTACTGGGGGAGGCCGCGGCATGACACTGGCCAAGGAGATCAAACCGAAGAAGTGCAGGGCCCCAGGTTGCGGCAAGCACTTCAAACCGACCATGACTACGCAGAAGGTGTGCAGTGTCGACTGTGCTCGGGCAATCGCGAAGTGCCCGAAGTTGCAGAAGGTAGCGGCACGAGCGATTGCCCAGCAGAACCGCACTGACGCCAAGGCGCGCCGGGAGAGACTCAAGACGCGCCGCGAGCACATGGCTGAGGCGCAGACCGCGTTCAACGCCTACATCCGTGAACGCGATATCGGGCTGCCGTGCATCAGCTGCGACTCGCTGCCCAGCGACCACGACCTCATCACCGGCAGCCGTTGGGACGCCGGCCACTACCGGTCGGTTGGCGCCTGCCCGGAGCTACGCTTCGAGCCGCTCAACGTCCACCGGCAGTGCGTGAAGTGCAACCGGAACCTATCGGGCAACGCAGTCGAGTACCGCATCCGACTGGTGAAGCGCATCGGCGCCGACCAGGTCGAGTGGCTTGAGGGGCCTCATGAGGCCCTGCGCCTGACCATCGAAGGCCTGCAGACCATCAAGGCCCTGTACAGGCAAAAACTCAAAGACCTACGGAGGGCGGCAGCATGACCTGGACATCAGCCGACACTGCCCAGCTTCTGCTGCTGAGCATGGCAATCATCGGCACCTGGTGCGCAGTTCGCGCCAGTGCAATCTCTCGCCGCCGCAAGAAGGAGAACGACCCATGCAGCTGAGCAGCGCTCGCCAGGCGTGGCACGATGCCTTGTACATCCCTCGGGACAGCCAGGGCGCCGTGATGCAGGAAATGGGGCTGCTGGGCCGCATGATCCAGAAGACCGACAAGCAGCGGAAGGCTGGCCATCAGGCTCACCAGGCACTGGCCGCCCACATCCAGCGGGCCATAGACACGTTGCCTGCCCACCTGAAGGCGTTCGGCAACCACATGTACAGCCCGATGGCCACTGCTGACGATGCCGAGGAGGCGCACGAAGCGATGTTCCGTGTTGCCTATGCTGCCGGCCCACGGATGTACGCCAAGAAGTTTGAGAAGGCTCGGCTGGTCGCCCAAGGCGTTCTCCACCGGTACCGCCGTATGCATCAGGGCGGACAGAGCGAAGGGATTGATCCGTGCCCGACGCCGGAGGCGTTCCGTGCATGGCTTCTGCATGTGTTGGGCCTGGAGCTTTCTTCCGAGCAGTGGTCCCGCGAGTGGGAGGCGTTCATCGACGCATGCTTCGTCGCATGCAATGATCTGGACAAGGAGGCTCTTGTGCCTGTGTCAAAGTGCCTGAAGATCATGAAGGAGGCGGCATGAATTTCTCGGAAGATGAGCTGGAGTTGTTTCGCCAGTGGTTCAATGCTGTAGAGGATCTCAATCCAAAATATCTAGAGCGGAAGGATTACTTGCTGGCCAAGAAGGTTCTTGATGAGCTGGGCGCCAGGGCTCCGAATTCCATGCTCGAAAAGCTGGAGAAATTAAGTAGTTGACCAAATGTCCGGCTGGTGTCACCATTTCGCCATCCTGATAATTTTGCCTTTGGCAAACGTCACTCTGAACCCGGCCATGAGCCGGGTTTTTTATTGCGCCAAGAGGCCCTCAAAAGGCCCTGCATTTCCAAGGACAACCCTATGGCCGAACCAACCAGCACTGCTGCGAGCGTAGTGCTCGGCAAGTACGGGGTAGTCATGGCTGCATTCATCGGGTCGATCCTCTCTCTAGGATTCCTGAAGGACCTGACCCGCTTCCAGGCTGCTACCGCAGTCGCCACTGGCTTCGGGTTCTCGGTCTACCTAACCCAGCCAGTAACCGCCTGGCTCGCCCCAAAGCTTGATCTGGCAGTAACCGATGACCTGCTGTGTGGCGTTGCATTCGTGCTCGGCCTTACAGCCATGAACATCATCCCGGCAATCAAGGCTGCCATGGGGTCGTTCGTCGCAGCGCGAGGTGCGTGATATGAACAGCATCCTGGTTTCAGCGATGACAGGGCTGGACGTGTTCCTGTGCGTGATGGTCGTGCTTGCTGCCTGCGAATACCTGCGCAAGGTTCGGCCGGCTGATCAGCCTCTACTGAGCATTTCGTTTTACCTGGTGGCCATTGGCGGCTTCGGCGCTTTCGTCACCGCCCTGCAAGGACACTGGGTCAACCCATTCGGCGTAATGCTTCATGCCGGAGTAGTGGCGTATGCATGGGCTCGGCGTGGTCACGTCTTCAGCTGATATGCGCCACAAAATCAACATGCGCAATTCCGTGGCGCGGAGAATTCAAAATGGCATTGACCCCTAAGCAGGAGGCCTTCTGCCTGGCCTACCTGAAGACGGGTAATGCCAGCGAGGCGTACAGGCAGGCGTACAGCGCCAGCAACATGAAGCCTGAGACCATCAACAACAAGGCCAGCGCCTTGCTCAAGAAGGGTGAGATCGGGGCGAGGGTTGAGCGGCTCAATCAGTCGGCTGTGACTGACTCGGTTATGACTCGCCAGCGTGCACTTGAGCGCCTGAGCCTGATTGCTGAGACATCAATCACCGACATCCTTGAGTTCGATCGGCGCGAGATCGACAGCCCTGATGGGCCGGTAACCGAAACCATCTGGCGCATGAAGGACAGCATCGAGATTCCCGAAGTGGCAGCGGCGACTATCAAGTCGGTGACCATGACCAAGTTCGGGCCGAAGATTGAGATGTATGACCGCCTTGGTGCTATTCAGCAGCTTGCCCGCATGCAGGGCTGGGAGTCAGCTCAGAAGCACGACCACACCAGCAGCGACGGCAGCATGAGCCCCAAAGGGAAATCGCTTGATGACTTCTACGGCGATGTACCAGTTCAATCCAAACCTTAGAGACTTCTGGCGTACTCGTAAGCCATACAAGCTGCTCAAAGGCGGCAGGTTTTCATCGAAGACCCAAGACGCGGGCGGCATGGCTGCCTTCCTGGCCCGCAACTACACCGTTAAGTTCCTCTGCATCCGTCAGTTCCAGAACCGTATCGCCGACTCGGTGTACACGGTCATCAAGGAAAAGATCAATCAGGCCGGCTGGGCTGATGAGTTTGACATCGGTGTATCGTCGATCAAGCACCGCACGACCGGGTCAGAGTTCCTGTTCTACGGCATTGCCCGCAACCTGAACGACATCAAAGGCACCGAGGGTGTCGATGTCTGCTGGATCGAGGAAGGCGAAGGCCTGACCGAAGAGCAATGGTCTGTGATCGACCCGACCATCCGAAAGGAAGGCTCGGAGATCTGGATTCTGTGGAACCCGGACCTGATGACCGACTTCGTGCAGGCCAAGCTGCCGAAGCTGCTAGGTGATGACTGCATCATCAAGCACATCAACTACCACGATAACCCGTTCCTCTCCGGCACGGCCCGAGCCAAGGCCGAGCGCCTCAAGGAGGCCGACGAAGAGTCATATCGGCATATTTACCTTGGCCAGCCGCGCACCAACGATGATGCCGCTGTAATCAAGTTCTCCTGGGTGGAGGCATGCGTTGATGCGCATCTGAAGCTCGGGCTGAGCCTTTCTGGTGCCAGGGCGGTTGGCTATGACGTGGCCGACAGCGGCGACGACAGCAACGCCTGCGCCATTTTCGACGGCGCCATCTGCTATTCGCTTGACGACTGGAAGGCTGGCGAGGATGAGCTGAACGAGTCAGCCATGAGGGCTTGGGCTCACGTGCAGGGCGGCAGGCTGATCTACGACAGTATCGGTAACGGTGCGCACGTTGGATCGACCCTGAAGGCGGCCAGGATCTTTGGCGGCTACTTCAAGTTCAACGCGGCAGGCGCAATCGTCAGCCCGGAGAAAGAGTACGCCCCGAAGATCAAGAACAAGGACAAGTTCGAGAACCTGAAGGCCCAGGCCTGGCAGGACGTTGCCGACCGCATGCGCAACACGTTCAACGCGGTCACGAAGGGCCACAAGTTCAAGCCATCCGACCTGATCAGCATCTCGGGCGACCTGCGCAAGATCGAGCAACTGAAGCTCGAACTGTCCACGCCTCGAAAGCGCTACAGCAAGCGCGGTCTGGACATGGTCGAGACCAAAGAAGAACTGGCAAAGCGCGGGGTCGCATCGCCGAACCTTGCAGATGCATTCGTCATGGGCGCATGTCCGCACTTGGTGGCGAACGTAAGGCCTATCCGCGAACTCCTCTGAACCATTGGTGACTACATGAGCAAGAAGGGCTTAGCGCCGGCCGACAAGAAGCTGGGCAAAGCCCTTGTGAAGGCCGCGAAGCAGTACGAGGCGACGATCCGGTCTTCGTCGGATGGCCTGGTCAACGTCGTGTCGGGCCTCGGCACCCAGAAGGCCAAGCGCTCGCACAACCAGTTCGAATACGGGTTCCTGAACAACTTCCAGCAGCTCGACGCGGCCTACCAGACCAGTTGGCTTGCCCGGGCGATTGTGGACTACCCAGCCGAGGACATGACCCGCGAATGGCGCACCCTCAAGTGCGACGACGCTGACGTGATCCGGGCCGAGGAAGACCGCTTGAACCTGCCTGCAATGGTGAGCGAGGCAACAAGCTGGGCACGCCTGTACGGTGGCGCTGGCATCCTCATGCTGACCAATCAGGACCTGACCAAGCCGCTCAAGCCGGAGAAGATCAAGAAGGGCGATCTGTACCGCCTGCTGGTGATCGACCGCTTCGACATGACGGCGATGGACCTGAACCAGACCAACATCCTGGCCGCGAACTACTTGCAGCCGGAGTTCTACACCATCGCTGCCGGCGCCCAGATGATCCATTGGACGCACTTCGCCCGGTTCGCTGGTGCCAAGTTGCCACGCCGCCAGCGCGCACAGACGCAGGGCTGGGGAGACTCAGAGCTGCGTAAGTGCCTCGACGACGTGATGGACATCGTAGCCAGCAAGGACGGCATCGCCGAGCTGATGCAGGAAGCTAACGTCGACATCATCAAGCGTGTTGGCCTCTCAGATGAACTCGCCAGCGATCAGGATGACGCTATCACGGCGAGGTACGCCCTGTTCAGCATGATGAAGTCCTCGATCAACCTGGCGCTGCTGGACGACGAAGAGACCTACGACCGCAAGACCCTAGACCTGTCCGGGGTGGCGCCCGTGCTCGACCTACTGATGACTTGGATCGCCGGTGCCGCTGGTATCCCGGTGACGCGCCTGTTTGGCGAGTCTGCCAAGGGCCTGGGCAACGATGGCCAGGGCGACGACACCAACTATTACAACCATCTCTCATCGCGGCGACTCACCCAGATTGACCCGGGTTTGCGTCAGCTCGATGAAGTGCTGGTGCGCTCGGCGACGGGCCGTTGGATCGATGACTTCAACTACGCCTGGAACCCTTTCAAGCAGCCGGACATCGTCCAGATTGCCGCGGCGAACAAATCCAAGGCCGAAACCGACATCCTCTACAAGGACGGCGGGATCGTCACCACCAGCCAGATTCAGCGCCGCTTGCAGGCCGAAGAGCTCTACCAGTTCGACGACGACAAGATCGCCGCGCTGGAGGAGAACGAGGACCTGGACATGTTCAATGACCCGGTGGGTGATGATGACGATCAGCCAACTGAAACGTAAATTGGGGCTGCCATTCAACATCAATCCCACCTTCAGGCAGATGCGCGAGCACGGCATCTGGCCGCCATTTCGACCAGCTGTTGCGCCAACGGCGCCTCCACCATTACCGAAGAGGTGAGATGTATGTCGCTTTACGTACAGAGCCCGCTTGGCGTGCTTGTGAGTCAGGAAGAGTCCGTCGCTCTCAGCAATCTGGCGGATATGGCTGTGAATCTTGATAACAGCAGCACTCTTGCTGCGCAAGAAATAGCAAAAAAGTTCTTCGCTCTCCTCAGCATGACTGCTGATGACCTTATGGCCGCCCATATCAAGCTTTCTGGTGGCTGTGCAGCTTGCGGACAAACTGATGCCGGGCAGACCGGTGAGTATCCGTGCAAGGTGTGCGGACTGCCGATGGAGCACGATCAGAAGGCGTAATCCATGGACATGATCGGCATCCAGTACAACGCCAAGCTGCAGCGCCTGGTGAAGCAGGTAAAGGCCGACATCTCCAAGGAAATCATGCCGCTGGTTCGCCAGCTGGCCCCGGAGTACACGCAGGACGCGGTGGCCACCACTGACGCCTGGTCCGACCTGATCACCAACGCTATGAGCTTCCTGTTCGCCAAGTGGCAGAACGAGCGGGTCAGCGCGGGCGCCCAGCGCATCGCCAGCGAGTTCGTTCAGGCCTCTGTGAAGAAGTCCGAGAGGGACATGAAGAAGTCGGTCGGTATCGACGTCTTCAGCGGCTCCAAGACGATGCAGGACTACCTGCATGCCTCGGCCCAGCAGAACGCCCAGCTGATCAAGTCCATCCCGGCCAAGTACCTCGAGGAGGTGCAGACGCTGGTCATGGGAAACATGCGCTCCGGCATGCGGCCTGGCTACATCGAGAAGGCGCTACAGGAGCAGTTCGGGGTGACCCAGCGTCGCGCCAAGATGATCGCCCGGGACCAGACCTCGAAGATTCAGGGCGAGCTGGCTGAGAAGCAGCAGAAGGAAGCGGGCTTTTCCTACTTCCAGTGGATCGACTCCGACGACCAGCGCGTCCGGCACCGCCACCACGAGATCGCCAACAAGGTCACCGCCTACGGGAAAGGGATCTACCGCTGGGACGACCTTCCGCTGAGCGACAAGGGCGTTCCGATCAAGCCAGGATCTGACTATTCATGCCGTTGCATCGCGCGCCCAGTGAGCGCGCGCGAGGTCAAGGCCAACCAAGACGCCGGGAAGACCAATCCAGGCGTGTACCGATAACCCAATCCAAGGCGAGGCCGCCACATGAAGTGCACGGTTTTTGACCGGGCTGGGTACCGCATTACCCAAAGGGAATACACCGACGAGGGGTTCCTCAAGGTGCCGGGCCGCGTGGCTAGGACCGGGATTCAGGAGTACCTGGCTCGTGAGCTGCAGCTGGACGGCGATCCGAACCGCATTGTTCGCGTTTACCGGCCGCCCGAAGAGGTGTTCGCCCAGGCGTCACTCGACACGTACGACGCCAGCGACATCACCAACGATCACCCGAAGGAACTGGTTACCGCACTGACCTACAAGGGCGTGGCGGTCGGGGTTGTGCGTGGTCCTGGCCGGCAAGACGGCGACTTTGTGGTCTGCGACCTGATCGTCAAAGACCAGAAGACCATCAGTGACATCAACGCCGGAAAGTGCGAGATCTCCGCCGGCTACACCGCAGTTTACGAGCATTCGCCGGGCCTCACCGCTGACGGCCAGGCCTACGACTACATCCAGCGCGACATTCGGATCAATCACGTCGCCATCGTAGATAGAGCGCGGGCAGGTGCCAACGCTCGCGTTTTCGACACCAACCCAGGAGGCAACACGATGCCTGTACTTATCACCACCGATAGCGGGCGCAGCGTTGATGTTGCTGATCCTGCGAACGCCCAGCTGGTCGCCGACTCGTTCGACCGCCTGCTGAAGCGTGCTACTGATGCAGAGGCCAAGGTCTGCCAGGCGCAAGAGTCCGCCGACAAGGCCCAGGCCGCCGCCGATGCTGCCAACGAGAAGCTGGAAGAGGCGCGCAAGGCGTCTGGCGACGAAGCCATTGCCGCCCGCGTGAAGGCCATCAGCACCACCCAAGAGCTGGCCCGCAAGGTTGCCGGCGACGGCTTCACCTGCGACAGCCTGGACGTGACCGAGATCAAGCGTGCCGCGCTTGCCGTGGCCCTGCCGAAGCGTGACTGGTCGGACAAGTCAGCCGGCTATGTCGAATGCGCGTTCGACGCCGAATCCGAGAAGGATGAGGACGAGGAAGACGACGACAAGAATCCCAAGAAGCCAACAGGTGACGCCGCCACCTTGATCGCGCAGCTGGCCCAGCTGGCCAAAGACGGCGCCGGCCCGGCAGCAACTACCGACGCTGCGCCGAAGCAGACCCCGTACCAGGCGCACAAGCAAACCCTGTCCTGCGCCTACAAACAGAAAGGAGCCTAACCATGCCAGTTATCGGTGGTAACGCAATCAACCATGGCGTCGCTTACGCGGGCATGGTCGCTGACGGCGAGGTGTCCAACGGCGTCTCGAAGGTCAACAAAGGCAGCGCGAACATCGCGTACGGTCTGGGTGTTGTGACTGACGGTGACGACGGCGCCAAGCTGCCGGTCGCCGCTTCGACCGCTGCCCAATTCATCGGCGTCGTGCGTCGCGAACTGAACCGCGCCTACGCCCAGGGTGAAACCTTCGGCGCCGTCGCCAAGCGCGACATGACCGTCGAGACCATGGCGCCAATCTGGGTAACAGCCCGCGTCGCGGTGGCCAAGGATGACCCGGTCTACCTGGTCGTCGGCGACGGCACCGGCACCAACCAGGGCCAGTTCTCCAACGTGGTCGGCGCTGCCGCCACTCTGGCTGTGCTGATCCCGAACGCCAAATGGGTCAGCTCGGCCGGCGCCGGCGCTCTGGCAAAAATCTCTCTCAAGGTCGGGGGCTAATCGACATGACCCAGCTTAAGAAAATCGTCGTGGCCATCGACGCAGCGATTGCGTACCAGATCGGCCGCGACAACCTGCAGGTTACATTCAACGACGGCCTGCCAACCGTCGACGACGGCCTGGCGTTCTACATCAGCCAGCTGGCCAGCCTGGAATCTCGTATCTACGAGACCAAGTACGCCGCGATCAACTACGCCGAGCTGATCCCGGTCCATACCGACCTGCCAGAATGGGTGGATCAGTGGGACTACATCAGCTTCGACGCAGTCACCATCGGCAAATTCATCGGCGCGAATGCCGACGACCTGCCCGATGTTGCGCTGTCCGCGAACAAGTCGTCGGTGCCGATCGGCTACGCCGGCAACAAGTACAGCTACAGCCTGGACGAGCTGCGCAAATCGCAACAGCTGCGTATCCCTCTGGATACCACCAAGGCCCGCATGGCCTTCCGTGGGGCCCAAGAGCACACCCAGCGCGTGGCGTACTTCGGTGACGCTTCCCGCAATATGACCGGTCTGTTCAACAACCCGAACCTGGCGCTGTCGAACTCGACCCTGAACTGGTACGACCCGGCTACCACCGGCGACCAGATCGTCGCTGACCTGAACAAGATCCTGGTTGATGTCTACATCAACTCGGCGACCGTCCATGTCCCAGACACGCTGATCATGGATGCCGCCCGCTTCGCGTTCATCTCGAACAAGCGGATGGGCACCATCACCGACAAGACGATCCTCGAGTACTTCCGCACCAACAACCAGTTCACTGCGCTGACCGGTCGGCCGATCGAGATCTACAGCCGTCTGCAGCTCTCTGCTGCTCAGCTGGCCGCTGCTGGTGTGTCCAACGGCAACAAAGACCGAATCGTGGCGTACGAGCGCAACGACGAGAACCTGGGCATGCAGGTGCCGATCCCATGGCGTTCCCTGGCTCCGCAGATGTGGAACCTCAAGGTCAACGTGCCGTGCGAGTACAAGATCAGCGGCGTTGAATTCCGCTACCCGTTCTCTGGCGCGTACCGCGACCAGTTCTAACCAGTCGATCCTTGGCCGCCTCCGCTATGCCCGGGGCGGCGGCCAACGATTCCGGGCGAGGATTCAACATGTTCCTGAAGAACGAAGCAGCACGACTGATCACCATCAACCACTTGGTCGATGGCGTGGAGACCAGCTACCCGATCCTGCCTGGTGAAAACCCAGCGGTCGAAGTGCCGGATGAGGCCGCCAAGATCGATTTCGTCAAGGCTCTGCTGAAGAACGGTGACCTGCGCCGCGTTGGTGCTGATGAACTGCCTACCGACGAGGAAGATGACGCGCCGGACAAAGGCAAGAAGTAACACCCGGGCGCCTGGCGCCCACTCATTCATAGCTGGAGAGCCCATGATAATCACCCCCGAGATGATTGCGGCTTTCCGCAGCAATCCCCTGATGAAGGCGTTCACCGACGCAGTGAAGTGGCCGGACAAGTTCATCGTCGAAGCATTGTGCGAAGCCGGCACCGAGACGGGATCAAGCCGCTGGGGCGCTCTTGAGCTGACCTGCGACAACTTCAAGTGGCGCGGCATGCAGTACTTCGCGGCGCACTGGCTGGCGACCAACTTTTCCACCCTTGGCTCCACGGCGGCCCCCGGCTCCGATGCGCGCCTGAACGTGGCCCAGAAGTCGGTCGGTGACGAATCGATCGCCTACCGCGTGCCGCGGATGATGGACGCGGGTACCGACTGGCTCACCTACACAAACTACGGCCAACAGTTCTATCGGCTCAAGAAGCGCGCCGGGATGGGCGCCAAGGCGGTCTGATGATCAATCTTGACCTGATTGGCTTTCAGGAACTGGAAGACCAGCTGTCCCAAGAGCTGGCCACGCTGAGGTCCAACCAGATCGTCACCATCGGCATTCATGAGGAAGCCGGTGACGTCGAGTCTGGCGACATCACCATGGCCGGGCTGGGCGCGACCCATGAGTTCGGTGCAGAGGTGAAGCACCCCGGCGGCACGTCCTACGGCTATGCCACCAAGGCCGCCGCCGATCGCGACGAGGTGCGATTCCTAAAGACCGGTACCGGCTACATGCAGCTCGGTGTGACCCAGCCGCACAACATCACGATCCCGGCCAGGCCATGGCTTGAGCCTGGCGTACAACAGGCCACGCCACTGATCCTTGAAGCGATCGAGGCAGGCCTGAGCGCTGACCAGCCGATGGACCAGATTCTGGAAACGGTTGGCGTTATCGCCGCTGGCGAGGTGAAGGTGTACATGACCCAGCTTCGGACACCGCCTAATGCTGCATCAACCATCCGCAGGAAGGGCAGCAGCAACCCTCTTATCGACACTGGCGCCATGCGCCAGTCGGTAACCCACCAAGTGTCCATTGGGCCGGCGACGGAGGGCCTGGAATGAGCTTGAGTATGGAGGGCCACATTGACGACGTGTTCGTCAGTGTCGAGGCCTCTCGCACTGTAACCGGCGGCGGATGGGTTGATGGCATCTGGACTCCGAGGGGCGCCGTGACCACGCCCTACATCGTGAACATCCAGCCTGCCAGCGATCGGGAAGTCGATTTCCTGCGCCAGGGCGGCGAGCGGATCACCGATGTGCGGCGCATCTACATCAACCAGGGCGAGATGCAGCTGATCGACCAGACCGGTACCTGGGCGTTCCTGGGCCAGCAGTGGAAGGCCGTCAAGGTCGACAACCGCTACTGGCGGAACTACTGCAAGGTCATCGTTATGCGGATTGACGATCAGTCAGGTGGCCCAGCATGACCAACCAAGAACTATTCGCAAAGCTGCGCCCGATTGTGATGCTGGCGACCGGCGTGCCTGAGTGCCTGTTGGCGGATCAGATCGGCCCCGGCAGCATGCCTGCGCCGCAGGGTGCCTACGCGACGATCACGCCCAGGCAGTCCGTCAGTGAGCGCGGCCAGGCCAACATCATTTCGCGCAACGTGCCGGGCAACCAGGTGGAGGTGGATGTCCGGGCGCAGATCATGTGCTCGGCCAGCGTCAACTTCTACCGCGGCGAGGCACTGATGTACGCCGAACGCCTGAAGCAGGCCAACAAGCGGCCCGACGTGAGCATGATGCTGTTCAAAGCTAAGATCGGCTGGAACAGCACCGACGCAGTCAACAACCTCACCAGCCTGCAGTCGGCCAACTTCGAGCAGCGGGCGCAGATCACTCTGCGCTTGATGTACGAGACCAGCAGCCTCCCGGCAATCAACAACATCCTGAGCGCCAGCGTGGCGTTCGAGAATGAGAAAGCGCAGGTCATCCAGACCTTCAGCGTGGAAGTCGACCCCACATAACCCATTGGAGCTAGCACAGTGAGCTATCCAGCATCCAACATCATCCGGATCAATGCCCGGATCAGCCCGGCTGGCCTGGGCAACGCGAACTTTGCCAGTGCCATGCTGTTCGCGCCGCAGCTTGAGCTGCCGGTGGGCTTTGCGCCGGACACGTACCGGACGTATTTCACGCTGCCTGCGCTATCTAAAGACTTCGCCGACACCACTGAGACCTACAAGGCGGCCCAGCGCTGGCTTGGCGGCACTCCTGCTACTCGCGAGCTGAAGGTTTATGGTGTGGCCACCGCTGATACCACCCGCGTGCAGACACTGAACAAGGCTCGCAACCTGCTCTGGTGGTACTGGACCATGTGGACGGCGCCTATCCTGGCCGTCAAAGCTGACGTGCTGGCTATCGCCCAGTGGTGCGAAGACAACACCAGCATGTTCATCGACAATCAGACCAGCGCAGCAGTTGTTGAAATTCGCAACCCTGCGATGACCACTGACGTGGCGAGCGCGCTGACTGCTGCCGGCTTCCGACATGCGTTCACCGCTGCGCATGCCACTGATGCCTACTCCGGGTCAGCCCTGGCCAAGCACTTTGCCGCGGTGAACTACAGCGCAGACCGATCGACGATTACCGGTGAGTTCAAGAAGTCGCCTGGCGTAACTGCGGAAAACCTGTCCGGCACGGCATACACGGCCATGCAGAGCGACAAGAAGAAAGCCGTCTTCTACACCGTGGTAGATAACCAGGGCTCGACCGACTCCGGCCGGTGGATGAACACCCTGACGCACAGCACCTATGGCGAGTTCATTGACGACGTGGTCAATCTCGACGCGTGCGTCAACTACCTGACGACTTCGCTCTACAACGCAGTGGCGAATCAGACCACCAAGCTTGCCCAGACCCCAGTCGGCCAGGCCGTGCTGATCGGCGCCGCACGGGCGACCATGCAGCAGTTCATCAATAACGGATACCTGGGCCCGCGGAACTACATCGACCCGGACGACGGACTGGAGAAGTACACCGCCGGCTTCGAGATCCTGACCAAGCCCGAGGACATTCTCGACTTGTCCGATGCTGACCGTAGCGCCCGCAAGTCTGCACCGCTGCGCATTCGCCTGTTCCGCGCCGGCGCAATTCATGTGGTTGACGTTGATCTTGACGTTTATTAATAGGTGATCTGAATGTCCCTGAATAATTTCTCGAACGACCTGACAGTCGTCACCATCAATGGCCGGCAGATCCAGGACTGGGGCGAAACCGCTACCCCTTACACGGACGCGCCGATCGACCTTCGCAGCCAGTTGCGCCGGGGGCAGGGCGGGAATGCCGTCCGCCTCGACCGCCAGAACCCAGGCCGCGAGGTGAACATCTACCTCAACCCAGGATCGTCCGACTCGGCATACGTGCAGGGCCTGCTGAACTCGAACGCCAATATCACGCTGACCTTCACCCAGATCGGTACGCTGGAAACGGCATTGGGCTCCGAAGGCGTGATCGTGAACGACGGCCAGCGCGGCCGGGCCGGCTCCACCATCACGGACGACCAGTTCACGATGCACTTCAATATCTGGGAAGCGACAAAGGGCTGATAGATGAGCGTTAAATCATTCACCGTGGGCGGCGTGCAGTACAACGCCGCCATGGCCAGCGCTGTCGACCAAGACCGCCTGATGTCCCTGCTGTCTGCCGCCGTGCTGGAGCGATTCGCCACGGCGGCGGGCGCCGGACTGGAAGTGGACGATCAGGTGCTTTGCGCCATGTTCATGTCGATGCGCCAGGACGTAAAAGCCCAGGTCGCGCAAATGATCATGGCTCGCGTGCTGATCAACGGCACCGAGCGCCCGGTCACCGTCGCCGACTTCGGTGGAAAAATGGTGCATTACAACCAGCTCCTGGCTGAACTCCTTCGCTGGAACCTCGGAGATTTTTTCGACTGGCTGCGCGTCGCCCACGCCGAAGAAAAGGGGCGCCAGGCGCAAGGCGCAGCGCAGTAAATTGGTTCCTGATGCGGCCATGCGTTGGAATCGTAGGGCTCTGTCCGCCGCTGTGCACCTGGGCCAGCCTGGGCGACGGCACCCTGTCGCTCGTCGACGTTGAGCGATTCCACCAGGCCATGGACGAGATACTGGCCGCGCATGAAGAGAGGATCCGCTGATGTCGGTCAAGACGCTGAAGTCATTCCTGATTGGTATTGGCTACGACACCCGCGGCCTTGAGGCTGGCGAGAAAAAAATCTCCAGCAGCCTCCAGGGCCTCAAGGGGCGTGCGCTGCAAATATCCGGCGCCCTAGTTGGGGCGTTCAGTGCTGGCGCGGCGAGTATCGCGGCAACCGCTACCAGTGTTGACCGTCTGGCTGCATCTACGCAGAACCTGAGAACCTCGACCAACGCAGTCTACAACTACGGCAATGCCATACGGCTGATGGGTGGCGAGGTGAGCGAGGCCCTTGAGGCAATCACCCGCTTCGAGGAAATACAGAACAACCTGCGCCTGAAGGGTGATGCTGGTCCTGTGGGCGACCTGGCCACCGCCGGAATTGACGTCAGCTCGCTGTACCAGACCAACACCGGCGAGGAGTTCATGCGGGCTCTGTCCGACATGATCCCTCGCCTGGATGAGGGGCAGAGGGCTCAAGTGCAAAACGCGCTTGGCCTGTCTGATGCGACCTTCAGAGCTCTTTCGGGCGGAGCTGATCAGCTGGACAGCCTGGCCAAAAAGGCAAATGGTCTGGCCGGCGACCTTGATGGCCTTACCGAGAACAGCAGGAAGTTACGCGAGAGTTCGGCAGAGCTGGGCCTTGTCATCGAAGGCGTGCGCAATGAGCTGGCGGACAAGTTCCTCCCCAGCCTCATCGGCGCGAGCAATTGGCTGAACAAGCTGATTGAGAACAACCGAGAAGGCATCTCTAAGGCCATCGACTATGCAGCAGAGAACGACGGTGCAACCGCAGCAGTAGGCTTGTCTGCGGGGGCGTCGCTGGCCGGAGTTGCCGCCTCAAAGATTGGCTTAGGCGCTGTTGGTGGCGCAGCCTCATCTGCTGGCACGTTTGGCTTAGCGACTGTCGGTGGCGCAATAGGCGCAAGCGAGCTGAGCGAGTACTTGAACGGCAAGCTACCAGGCTACGGCCAGGCTTCCCGTGAGTTCGACGACTGGCTGAAAGAAATTACCGGGCTGAAGGCGATAAAAAGTCCACTGCAGTTGATCAACGAGGTGTTCGCGCCAGGAGATCGCGATCATAGAGAACAGGCACAGGATGCCGGTTACCTCGTCGAAGATCGGGCGTCGCCTCAGCTTTCGCCGCCTGAACAGCGCAGCATATGGCCTCAAGGCGATGAGCGCGCAGATCCCATGCCAGGCTACGATCACATTCAGCTAAAAAAATCAGAGGTCTACGGAGACATAGGTGTCATCGACAGTGTGCCGGCGGTTGACCGGGACGCGAAAAATGAGGACCGCCAAGCCAGCGCCGAGGCGCTGGCGGGAGCGCTTACCAGAGCTCCATTAAAGGTGCAAAACAACCTAGACATGACCATCCAGCTCGACGGGCAGGCTCTAGAAAGCAAAATCATGCAGGTGAATGAGCGCCAGAATTACGAGACGTTGAGTGACCTGGCAACGACCACGGAGCGATAGCCTTGAGTATCGTCAATATCTTCACCCGTCAGGCTCCAACGATTGCCGGTTATTCATTTGATGCTGTGCTGGAGGACACGTTTGAGGCAACGGTGACGATCACATCCATCCCGATTGAGTCAGGCGTCAGGATTGCCGGTCACCGAATCCTGAACCCCTTCAAGTGGACCATGACCGGGGCGATCAGCAACAACCCGGTCAAGGTGCAACTGACGGACTTTCTCGGCGGCGCGCTTTCCAACCTGACCGACAACCCAATCGTCTCCACGGTTGCCGGCTTGTCGGCGGGCTGGCTGGCCGGCAGCGATGAGACCAGGGCAAGCACCACCCTCGACTTCCTGATCTGGCTGATGCAGTCCTACGACCCGTTCGACATCGACGCCGGCGACATCCTGCTCAAGAACATGGCCATCACGCGCCTCTCCAGAACCAAGGAGCCGCGTAACGAGGGCGGCCTTGAGTTTGTAGTCGAGATGCAGGAGGTGATTGAGCTGGATCGAATTGGTCGAGATTACCAATGCACGCAAAGCCAGCTTCGTGATGGTGACCCATCAAAGTCGGCATTAACCCGCGCAATCAACCGCGGCCATGCGATAGCCAAAGAGGCATCCGACAGCGTCGTAAAGTCGGTTAACGGAATTCTTGACGGAGTCGCCTGATGTACACAATCCCACTGCGTGCCGGGTCCGCCAATGCCCACCAGCGGTTCGGCGTGCAGCTTGGCGATAACCTGATCGACTTTGAAATCGACTTTATCTCATACCTCGATGTGCCGGCATGGTCCATGAACCTGCTGCGCGATGGCAGCCGAATCGTCGCCGGCGCAATGCTTGAGCCTGGCAGCGACATAATCAAAAGCTACCGAACTGGTATTGGGCAGATGGTGTTCACCGGCAAAGACGTGACCCTGGACAACCTTGGTGTCGAAAACTTCCTCGTCTGGATACCTCCTTTGGTGGAAACATGAGAAAGCAAGTCTGGTCGATCGATGTGAATGGGCAGCCGTACATCAGCCAGCAGATCGGCAGCCGGCAGTTCCGCATCCAGTTCAATATCGACATATCCCCAGGCGATGCGCTTTCGTTCGCGGACATTCGGTTATACAACCTGGATAAGGGGTCAAATGTTGCGCAGAAGTCCAGCATCGTCCTTCGGGCCGGCTATGAAGACAATGTCGACGCGGTGTTCACCGGATACGTGACCAATACCATGCGCGAGCGCGAGCCAGGCTCGCCAGAGATCATCACAAGACTGATCTGCAGGTCTGGGCAGCCGGCTACCGATCGGGCGTCTGCCCAGCTTTCATTTGGTGTCGGAACCAGGGTAGAGGAAGTCATACGCGCCCTTGCCGCTGCGTGGCCGCTTCCAATCGATATCGACAACGCTCAGTTTGCCGACGCCAGGCCGCTTTCTTCGGGCCTTGTGGTTGACGGCGATATCCCGAAAGCAATGACAGAACTGGCATACGCCTACAAATTTGAATGGATGCAGGATCGCGGGCGCATCGTCGTTACCAAGCCGAACATGCCGCGCACCACAACGATGGTGAGGGTTGATCAGTTCAGCGGAATGATCGGCATCCCAGAGGTTTCCCGCGGGCCCGACGGCCTTGGCGTATTCGTCGCGGTGCAGCTCAATCCCGCACTACGAATCAACGGAAGGATAAATGTAGAAAGCGAGTTTGCCACCTTCAATACCGGGAATTTGTTCGTCTCTGAGCTCAGCGGTGACGCGACCGCAAATGGTGAATACAACATCTTCGCGATGAAGCATTCAGGCGATTCGCACAGCGACCTGTGGAGAACCGAAATCGACGGCCTGCGCGCCGGGACCACGCCAACCGCTACCGAGACCGCAACCCAGCAAAACGGAAAGCTGGTTTGGGGCGCCAGGGTTGACCAGGCATTCCGCGTCAAGGTCCGCGAGATAGGCGGCCGACTCTCTATAGACCCGAACTGGCTCATGGCCGTGATGGGCTTCGAGACTGGTTACACGTTCAGTCCAGCAGCGCGAAACCCAGGCAGTACAGCAACGGGCCTTATCCAGTTCCTGGAAGCGTCCGCGCGCGAGGTCGGTACGTCCACCGCTCAGCTCGCCCGCATGACTGCCGTGCGCCAGCTCGACTATGTCGAGTCCTACTACCAGACCTACGCGGGAAGAATCCGTAACCTCGGCGACGCCTATCTTGCCGTGCTATGGCCGGCCGCTATAGGGCGCCCTGACTCCTATGTCATGTGGGAGCGAGACACCGGACCATACCAGCGCGAGTACGCAGCGAACTCAGGTCTCGATGTAAATCGTGACGGGAAAATCACCCGCGGTGAGGCCGTCGCATCGGTGAACACCGCCTACATGCGAGGACAGCAGTTCGTGCGCTGATCTATCGCCAACGCTACGAGATCAAGAGGTTCGCATGGTTAGAACAGAAGGCCGCGCAAAACAGGCCAAGATGCTTCGTGACGCCTTTCGTGAAGTTATGAAAGGGGTTTGCACGTCTATACCTGGGCACGTTCTGACTTTCGATGCGGAAACCCAGCTAGCCAAGTTACAAGTCGGCGTTCTACGAGTGGACATTAACGGCGCGGAGTTCACCGTCCCGCCGATCATCGAGGTTCCTGTGCACTTCCCGGGCGGCGACTATTGCATGGAGTACCAGATCGACCCAGGCTGCGAGGGCGACATCCTTTTCTCTCAGCGCTGCATTGACGGGTGGGTGCAGAGTGGCGGTATCGCCTCGAACCCGGTTGGACGCTTCCATAACATGCAGGATGCCATGTTCCTGCCGGGATTCAGGTCTCAGCCCAATGTTTTGCCGGGCTTCCAGAACAACGGCGTGCGAATGCGCAACCGGTCTGGAACGCAGTTCGTATGGCTGAAGAACGACGGCAGCATCTGCATGGATAACGGGGTCGCCAGGTTCAACGTTCTCGCCGACGGCACAACCCTGATGCAGAACGGCGCCGGCAGCTTTCAGTTGCAGGCGGACGGCACCTTCCTGATTAACGGGCTGAAGATCACGCCGGACGGCAACGTCATCACCGCCGCCGGCGTCAACCTCAATACGCATCGCCATAGCGGTGTAACCCCGGGCTCCGGGACAAGCGGAGTTCCAGTTCCATGACTGTACGCAGGCTTGACGACGAGACAGGCGACATCGTGACGCGCGGTCAGCAGTTCATTACCGGGCAGTCCGAGGTTGCGCAGACGGTGCTGACCCGACTGCGCCTGTTCCTGGGCGAGTACTTCCGGGACATCACCGACGGCACGCCATGGTACGAGCAGATCCTGGGCAAGTTCACCAGCCTCTCCGCTGCCGAGGCGGCGCTGAGGGCTAGGATCGCCAACACGCCCGGCGTGATTCGGCTCACCAGCTTCTCCGCTGACTTCAACATCGACAACCGCAAATACAGCGTAACCGCTGGGATTCTCACCAAGTTCGGCCTGGAAGAGGTAACACTGAATGGCTAGCCTGACTTCTACCGGCTACGTGCTGCAGACGCAAAACGACTGGTTCGCCCAGGAGCGTCAGTTCTACCTGAACATTGACCCGCTGTGGAACCTGGACGCTTCGACCCCGGACGGGCTGAAGATGGCGCATGACGCCGAGATATTCTACGCCCTGGACGAGACGCTGCAGCAGGCCTACAACTCGAAAGACCCGAGCAAGGCCAAGGGCAATGACCTTGACATTGTTTGCTCGCTGACTGGCACCATCCGCTCAGGCGGCTCTCGATCCAGCGTGCAACTGACCATTACGGCCACTCCCGGAACGCCAATCCCGTCTGGTAACCGATTTGAGTCCGTCACCACCGGCAGCCGCTGGACGACCGATCAGGCCGTAACGGCTGACTCGCGGGGCGTGGCTACCGTCAATGCAACATGCACCGTCGTCGGGCCAACCCAGGCCGATGCGAACACAATCACCCGCATCGTTGATGTGGTGGCAGGCCTGGCAAGCGTTACAAACGCCACTCCGGCAACACCAGGCACTGACGGTCAGCGCGACGAACAGCTACGCGTAACCCGGGCGACGGCAGTAGGGCGCCCCGGTAACAATCAGATCGATTCCACTTACGGCGAGCTGTACGCGGTGCCTGGCGTGCGCCGCGTCAAGATCTACGAGAACGACACCGATAGCTCGGCCGTATCAGTCGACAACCCTCACGGCCTACCAAGGAAATCGTATGCGGTGATCGTCGACGGCGGCACCAATAAAGACATCGCCATGGCGATCTATCTGAAGAAGAACCCAGGGCCTCTCCTGTATCAGGCCGGTACGCCGTTCGAGGTTGAGGTTACATCTCCAAAATACCCGACCAACAAGAAGGTGATCCGCGCCAGCCGCCCAATCTACGTGGACATGTTCCCGGTCATTCACGTCGTCAACGATGGAACGCTACCGGCCAACGCCGACCAGCTCATCAAGGAGGCGATGATGAAGTACGCGGCAGGTGGTCTGATCCCGGCCGACGTTGGCTTCAAGATCAGCGGGTTTGATATTGGCGAGACCGTGCCGTTCAGCACGATCTTCACGCCGGTCAACAAGGTCATCGGGGCATACGGCAACAGCTACGTCGACCTTCCTTCGTCAAGACTCAATGGCGTCCAGGCGAACGCGGTCATCGCCTACAACCAGATGTCCCGATGGACGGAGAGCAACATCACCGTAGTGATCAAGTGATGAACATCCCAGACCGCATTTACGCGCAATACCGCGACAAGCCGAAGGCTGTTGATTGGTACGGGATCGCCAGAAAGCTCGGCGGGAGCATTGAGGATGCCGCCCAGGCTGTGCGCAAGAGCTATGACATCGATACCGCTGAAGACGAACAGCTCAACGTGATAGGCAGGATCGTTGTAGCGCCTCGCAGTTTTGTGGGTTCGATGCCAATGAACCCCGGCCTGTTTGATCTGACCGACGGGTCGGAGTTCGGTGATGACGAAGCGATGTTCAGTACCTTGACGATCGACCAGGATGGGCAGCTTTCAGACGAGCTATACCGCCTGGTCATCAAGGCCAAGATCATAAAAAACAACGGCGACGCAACCATAGAAAACATCCTCGACGGGATGAATTTCTTGCTCCCGCACGCAGAGGTTTTGCGTGTGACCGATGGCGAAGACATGTCCTTCAGCATCGAGTTCTACGGTCAGATCAGCAACCTTGAGCGATTTGCACTACTGAATGCTGGGCTAGTTCCGAAGCCGCAGGCAGTGAGATTTAACGGATTTCTTGAAGGTTTCAAGATGGTCGAATTCGGTGATATGGACGCTGAATTCGGTGATGAAGACTCGCAATTCTCAGGTTACATAGGGGCATGAAATGTCATTAAAGCTCAATGAGCGCTATCCAGGGCGATTCAATAACCCATCGGCGCAGTACCCCCAAGGGTCATTCAAAAATAGAACCGCTCCCAATGCGAAAGATGGCTCTTATCTCGAGCAGGACTGGGCAAACGATAAAGAGGGCTTTTTCCAGTCCTTACTTTCGGCTGCCGGAATTGGCGCTAATGGTGCGGTCGACAAGGTTGGGGCCTCTCAGGCTTATGACGCGTTGATCATTTTGGCGGGGAACAGAATAAAGTCGGTAAAGCGCCAAGTAATAACCGCCAGTGGCACATACACACCTTCACCGGGCATGGTTTTTTGTGATGTGGAACTGCTCGGTGGGGGCGGTGGCGGCGGTGGTTCTGCTGGCGCCTCAGGCCAGGGCTCGGCCGGTGGCGGCGGCGGTTCGGGTGGGTATTGCCGCAAGATTTTCACAGCGGCAGCTATCGGCGCGTCGACCTCGGTCATGATTGGTGGCGGCGGGTCCGGCGGCGCAGCGGGCACTAATAACGGCTCATCCGGCGGTACATCGTTGTTCGCTGGGGCGCTTGCTGCAAATGGCGGTGGTGGCGGTATCTGCGGTAGCACAACAGCTGGTACTGGTGGCAACTCACAAGGCGGTGACGGTGGCGCGAGCGGCGGTGGCGACCTTAACGGTACTGGTCAGGTCGGCTCGCCAGGTCTGGCTTTTGGCTCATCTGGGGGGCTTGGCGGTTCCGGCGGATCATCTCCGTACGGTGGCGGCGGCCGCCCGGCCTACCCAACAAGCCTCGGTGGGCACTCCGGCAGAGGTTTTGGCGCAGGTGGTTCGGGAGCTGCATCTACGACCACTTCATATGCTGGCGGAGCGGGCTCTCCAGGGTTTGCCCTAATAACCGAATACTGCATCGTATAAGGAGAAAGAAATGCGTAACGCATTGATTGAAGTAAGTACGGGGCTCGTGGTTAACGTCATCGAACTTGGTTCCGATGGTGACTGGAATCCGCCAGAGGGTTGTGAAACTGTTCCCACGAGCACTGGCGGCATTGGTGACTCGTACGCGAACGGCGTTTTCACTCCTGCCCCAGCTCCAAGGAAGACGAAAGACCAACTCCTGCTGGAGAACCAACAAAAGTTACAGGAGTTGAAAAACTCCGCATCACAAGCAATGTCGCCGTTACTGCTGATTATGCAGTTGGGCGGCGCCTCTGACGCTGAGGTGGCGTCAGCCAAGGCTTGGCAAGACTATTACCGATCGCTCCAGCTTGTTGATCTGACCATTGCAGACCCGGAGTGGCCGACGATACCAGCATAAAAGTACTTATCGAATAATCAGGCCGCCGTTGAGCGGTTTTTTTTCGCCTGGAGAAAAGCATGCCTATCACCGAACAGCAGTTGCTGCAGATCCTCCCCAAAGCCCGCCCCGTCGCGGGCGTTTTTTTGCCAGCAATCAACCGCGCCGCGCTGCGCTGGAAGATCGACAGCCGGGTGCGCATGGCTGCGTTCCTCGCGCAGGTCGGCCACGAATCCGGCCAGCTGCGCAACCTGGTGGAGAACCTGAACTACAGCGCCGAAGCCCTGGTGCGCACCTGGCCCAGCCGGTTCACCTCGCAGACCGCCGGCGCTTACGCCCGGCAGCCCGAGAAGATAGCCAACCGCGTCTACGCCGGCCGGATGGGCAATGGCCCCGAATCCTCGGGTGACGGCTGGCGGTACCGGGGGCGCGGCCTGATCCAGCTGACTGGCCGGGACAACTACCGCGCCGCGGCCCAGGGCTTGGGCCTGCCTCTGCTCGAGCAGCCTGAACTGCTCGAGCAGCCCGAGCACGCAGCTGCTTCTGCCGCCTGGTGGTGGGCCACCCATGGCCTGAACGAACTGGCCGACGCCGACCGCTTCAGCGATATCGGCAGCATCATCAACACCGGAAAGCCTGGGCGAGTGCCACATGGCGCAGCTGAGCGGAAAGCGCTGTATGACCTTGCCGTTCGGGTGCTGGCGTGAACGGCTGGGGCGTTCGAGTGATCGCGCTGATGGCCGTTGTCGGGTCGTACTGGATCGTCTACCAGCACGGTCGGTCTGTTGAGCGCGCCGAGGCAGCAACAGCATCTGCGCAACGGGACAGCGGCGATCGCCTGGCCGAGGTGCTGGGCGAGCGCGGAGAACGCCAGGAAGAACATCGCCGCGCAGCGGCACACGAGGAGGTGAGGGCGCATGCTCAGGAACAACGAACAATCGCTGAAGGCGCTGCTGCTGGGGCTGATGCTGCTGGCCAGCGGCTGCACGACGAAGCCGGCAAACTCGCTGCCGCCGTCAGTTGCCCCAGCACGGATCCCGCCGTTGCCTCTCGAAGCAAGGCAGCCACCCGCGCCGCCATGGTGCTCTCCGAACTGCTCGACAGGTCTGTCGAAACGAATCGAGAGCTGGCGGCAGCGTTTGACCGCGCCCGAGTAGCAGGCTTGGCGTGCGAGGCGTCCTATGCCGTGCTTAGGGGCGGGCCTTAACCTGCTTGTACGGGTCTGCGGCGTACCCGTCCTTATCGAGCTCGATACCGTATCGGCATCTGGCATGGTTCATGAGGCCAACATACTCGACATAGGCGCTGTTGGCCCGCCTTTGCTCCACGGCGATCTGCGCGTGCAGCTCCTGGTTGATTTCCACCAGCTTGTTGATATTGCGTTGCGCATTGGCCAGGGCCTGTCTGAGTTGATCATTCTCGTTGCAGAGCATGTGGCACTGATGATCGAGCATTTCGACGCGAGTCGGCATGCCCAGCTCGAAGCCGGTTGTGTCGATGTCCATGGGCCATCCAGATGAATGCTGTATGTTCATACAGTATTTCGAAAGGGTGCCACCGGCCAGCGGCATCCGACGAGGCGTAGCTATGAGGGGAAGGTGAGCGGTCGGCAGGACGCCGGAGGATGGGCGAAAATCAGTTCCGCAACCAAAATTAAGCTCCTTGCACAGCGAGGGCTGCGGGAGGTTTGGTGCAGGCTCAATGCGGAACTGGTTATCTTGCAAGCTATTGTTATTTAACAAATATTTCGCGGTCTTGAAAACCGTCGATGGGCAACTATCCTAGGGTTCGAATCCCTACGCTTCCGCCATCTTTAAAGCCCCTGAATACGGGGCTTTTTGTGTTTCTGGGGTATGCGTTTACGCCGTTTGATTCGG